CTACGCCTGATTTGTATTGCTGTTGGTCGAAGCAGGTACTGCTGGCTCTGCGACCATTTCATCTGCTGGATACAGTTGGAGCATCGCACGCGCCCCGTCGACGTTCGCCGTGTGTAGCCACTCGTCATAGTCGGTCGATCGCAGGATCACAACCGATCTCTTCTCGTCCGCCAGCTTGTGCATGTGCTTCATCACCGGGTGCTCGTCAGCGTTCACGGTCAGCATCACCATCGCGAGCGTCTCCGCGCCGTCCGGCCCGCGCCACGCGCGCCAAATCCCGGCGACGCAATACGGCTGCCAGTCGCCTACGCCAATCCGGTAATGTATATGCATGCCGGTTTCCCAGTTCGGTTCATAGATCCACCTCACCGGAATCAGGCAGCGCTGGCCGGCGCGCCATGCCGTTCGGTACGCCGGTTTCTCGGCTACGGTTTCGGATCTGGCGTTGACGGTCATGAAATGCTTGCCGGCCGGCTGGAACGCCTTCGCATCATCCCGAAGTTGGCAGTCACAGCTTCCGCGCCGTCGGCGCCCGCGCGCACGATCGGCGCGAGGTAGTCCGGAAAAATTTCAGGCTTCCATGGGAAGCGACGATACAGGTCGCTGAACGGCTCGATCCGCAGCTCGCGTAGCTCATAGTCCTCGTGCGGCGCCCGGTAGTTCGTACACATCGGCCGTCCCCTATTTTCGTTCTTGACGGCCCCATCTTACCCCGGGATACACTGTGTTTTTATACAGTGGTAGTAACGTGATAAAGCCGCAGTGGGCCTACATCTGGGAGTACGGGTTCCAAGGCGACAAGAACCGCCTGAGGACACCTATCGAGCTCACGAAACGTGAATTTGAGTGTTGGATCGAGAACGACGAGAGGTCGGTGTTCCTGGCCCCTTGCCACCCCATCGAGGCGACCAGGATCGATCGCAATCGGGTGCCGCTCACGGATCCGCGCTTCAAGATGAAGGCGGCGATGCCAGAGTTCGATGCCCCAACCGACGCCGAGCTTCGCGCGTTGTGGCGCGAGTACACCGACCTTCAGGTGCGGTGGCTCATCCTTGAGATCCGTGCGCTACGTAAATCGCTTGAGCGTATCGAGGACTGGTACACGTTCACCGACAAGAACGTCACCAACAAGGGCGACCTTGCCGGTGCACAGGGGCAGTTGTATCGACTCATGCACCTCTTGCGAGACGAGATGCGACGTGCTGGGATGCGGTAACTCGCTCTCGGGCATGAATCACGCCGGACGCTCGACCAAGCTCGTTCGCCAGTCCCCCACAAAGCCGAATCTCGGCGCACAGATAGGCTCTGAAAACCAGAAATCGGTATACGCGGCGACATTCGGTGCGAGAAACCAATTCGCCTCGCCGTTGGCATCCATCGCCCACCAGCGCGCTGTCTTCGGAGCCTTCTTCCAGTCGATCTCGGGTTTGTCCATTTCGACCTCCATTGTGACGAAGGAAGTCTAGGCACTCGGGGATTCGCGTACAATGGCCGACCGCTCGGAGCGTAGCGCAGTCTGGTAGCGCATCTGGTTTGGGACCAGAGGGTCGAAGGTTCGAATCCTTTCGCTCCGACCACCGCGGGTGTAGCTCAATGGTAGAGCAGAAGCCTTCCAAGCTTATGACGAGGGTTCGATTCCCTTCACCCGCTCCATACGGGCCTGTAGCTCAGTGGTTAGAGCAGTCGACTCATAATCGATTGGCCGCTGGTTCAAGTCCAGCCAGGCCCACCACTGCCCGGATGGTGGAATAGGTAGACACCGCAGACTTAAAATCTGCTGCGCCTTACTCGGCGCGTACCGGTTCGAGTCCGGTTCCGGGCACCATCAAGCCACTACTGTCGCCATGGCGTCGTAGTCGCGTCACGATCGCGTGCGGTAGGCTTCACTGACAGCCAGGCGTCGCCGGCCGCACCGCACACACATAGCCCTGCACCGCTCTCAGTTTGTCGATTTCGCGCTGGTCGTCGCCGGCGACACCGAAAACGCGTTCCGCAACCGCTGGGTCGAGGTCTGCGTAGGCGGTGGCACCATTGCCCACGCCGGCGGCGCTGGTAGCTCCGGGCAGACCGTCGGAACCAGCTGCGGTGCAGTTCCGGACGGTGACGCGCAGCCGGTCAGTGCCAGCGGCAAGAGCAGCGCGCAGGCTGCGATTTTCGGTTTCATGATCGGTTCGCTCCTTCGTGAGTTGTGCGTCGACGGCCGCCACCTGCGAGGCGGCCGCGTCATGCGCGGCGATCGCGCGCTGTTCCGCGGTGAGCGCTGCCCGAGAGATCGCCTCCAGGTCGTCGGTATGCCGCTGCGCATCCGTCGCGCGCGCGGACTGCTCGTGGGCGAGCTGGCGCGCGCTGATCAGGTGCTCGACGCCGGCGCCGGCCGCCGCACCGAGCAGCGCGGCCAGCAGGTACGGCCATGCAAATTTCAGGAAGATCATTTCGGCTCCTTCGCGTGAAGCTGCTTGAGCTCGTCCGGCGAGTAGACGAAGCCCGGCAGCAGGAACGCCTGCACGCTCCAGACCGGGTCGCTTTCCTCGTGCCGGCCGTGATCCTTACCCCGGTGATGAAGCGCACACAGCAGCAACTGGTTGTAGGTCGAGTCGACGAACGCCTCCGGCCGCGCTGGATCGAACGCCTCCCAGTCGAATCCCTGCGTCAGCTTGATCACGTCCCAGATCGGATGCTGGAGCGGGATCGGCACGATGCGCCGCAGCTTGTGGCTGAACATCGTGTCGCACTTGTTGATCGCGACCTCGCGGATCCACTTCCAGTCGATCGCGTGCGAGAACGCCCACTCGAAGAACCGGTGGTGCGACTCGACCGCCTGGTCGTCGCCGCACACGGCGCAGACGTAGCCGCCGGCCGCCTTCATCGAACGCTTGCTCGCGCGGAACGTCGACGACTCTGTGCGCGGCTCGTGGTCGGGATAGAAGACGTCTTCGGAGAGCGTCCGCCGCGTCTCGTGAGTTTTCTGGTTCGTCATAGGTCTCGCACGCACGTTGCGCGCTCGATCGCGCGCCGCTTCACCAAACCCGGCAGCACTCGGCCGCCGGCCGTCACCCACTGTTGCCGGCCGTTGTCAGACTCGTTCATTGCCCGGCAAGCCCCCCTCCAGTCGCCGGAGTTGAACCGTTTCGCCGTCGTGCTACCGCAGTACGCGCCGGTGCCAACGTTGTAGGCAAAACTCACCGCCGCGGCGAGCTGGTACGTATGCCCCTTCAGATTCGGCGTGCACTTCAGCACCGGCTCGGCATGCTCGATGAGACGCTGCTCGAGCCGCGCACGGCACTCGTCGGGGGTGAAGCGTTGGCCCGCTCGAACATCCTTCGTGTCGCCGTTGCACGCCGTGATGATTCCGATCGGGTCCGGCCGCGCGACGAGCTCGAGTCCCTCGAACTTCGGGACCATGGAAAAAAGAAGGGCTGCCGCAGCAGCCCCCACAACACCAGCGAGTGTCTTCTTCGGTAAGTTAGCCATCGAGCAATGCCCTCTTTCCTTTGTTCTTGACCAGGTAGTACGCCTGCAGCCCGATGTACGCGATCGTCGCGACGGCTACCCACCAATTGATGTCGTGGCCGGTCAGCCACAGCCAGAAATTGCTGCCCACTGCGGGCGCAGCTTTCGCCGCACTTACCGCGAGATCGTTCTTCATCGATTCCCCGTAAACGAAAAAAAACCGCCCGAAGGCGGCTTCTGTCTTCCAATGGATCGCCGGGCTATTTCGGCGCCAGTTGAACCATCGTTTGAAGTGCGTTCGACCTCACAACGCGGTACGACGGCAGATCGCTTGAAATGTCTATACCTAGATCTGGTGCGCTGCCCCCCTTTCCCACAAACACACAATCGAATTTGTTGTCCCTCAACTGAGTGATCATCGAATCTCGATCACGGACTGTCAGCGTCTCCGAGTTTCCGGGGCCGATCAGCGGTGAAACCAAATGAAGCGAGGCATAGTAAAGTCCTTGACGCTTGGAAAGGATGGCGCACGCCTCACCCTCTCGTGTGTGCAAGGAGATAAATTCGATTTCGTCATGAACAACTGGCGACGCAGGCACAGACCATTCAACAATTGCAGACCTCGCCGAATCTGCGAGCATCGGTATACCTCGAATGAAGGCCACGCAACAAAGTATTATCACGCCGCCCGATATAGCCGCAGGCGCCAGAAAAGAGCGATTCAATATTCCGGCGGCCGTCGCGCGAATTGCCCGATCCGACATCAGCGACGCCGCCAATAACGCAGGCCACGATACCGTGATGAGATTGAGAATGTGAGACCTCCCCTCGTAGTAAACGAAGAGTCCTGTCCCAAGCATGCATGTGTAGAGCAACACATCGGCCGATCGGTTCCGCGGTGATTTCCGCCAACTCGAAGCAGCAGAAAGAATGCCCAACAAGTAGACGCCCAACACGGCCATCCACGGACTTGCGCTGAGCGGCAAGGGCAGCATCATGAAACCAAGCCCGTAGAACAACTTCTGGTAGCCGACGAGCCACGTCAACTGCAGCGGCCGATCTGCCTTTGTCCACAGGTACAACGCCATGAAAGCGATCGCTATCGCAAAGATCGCAAGATGCAGCAACACCTTTAGTACGATCGCACGGCGCTCAACACGCGAGCCTTCCTTATCGCGCGAAAACAAGGCTGCCCACTTCGCAACCAGGAATACTCCGAAGGCCGCCTCCACCATCAGCCCTGAATCGGCATTCCATAGACTAGCAACAGCGCCGATCAGGGACATTAAGACTGCAAGTCGCAGAGTCCGCGTTTGTGCGTAGCTGTAAAATGCGAGCAGGGAAAGCGCTGGCCAAAAAAAACGAATAGGCCAATATTGAAAATACTGTTCCCGAATGCCAACCATGAACAGGCACGTCTCATACGTGACCATCACAAGTGCAATGCCGAATCCGATTTTGAACAACGGATGGCGAAGCAATCGCTGCGCAACTGAGTACACGGCGGCTAAAGATGCGACCTGCATCGCTGAAAATAATACAGAGAAGGTAAATACCGACAGTCCTACGATCCGAAAGATGGGGGCGACGAACTCGGGAAAGAGCCCATATTGAGATGGCAGATCAGCGAGAAGCGTGCGACCGCCAACCACTTGGCTCACGGAATAAATGACTGCGTCCACGCTCGTCGACCACGTTGGGTTTTCGGTGATCGAGTTCACATTTAGGATACGCCATGCGACTAGTTGGAGCCCGACGCTTGTGACAAACAGCACCAATGCGATCAATGATGCTGGTCGCCTCGTGTAGCCCGCTCGCATATCAACTGGAATAGAACATACCAGCGCAGCAACCACAACTGCACCAAACAGCAGAAGAAGCGGGTGCTCGCCAGTTGGAACCACTCCTGTCAACAGGGAACCGTCGAATCCGAACCAAGCAAATGGCACAAAGAACGCTGCCGCAACGACTGCGACAACTGTCGTCGATAGCGCAACCGACGACCGCCGGAACCGGCATCCACATCCCAGCAGCACGAAAAGAAACGCGAAGACCGGAATTGTAGATGCCAGCAATAAGAACGTGAATCGCTCGACAGGCTTGGGTGCCAGGTCCGCTCGATAGACGGGTAACAGAATGGAAGCATCGACTGCATGAACCCCGGCATGCGACCGATACAACGATGCCACGAGCCAAGCTATGGCCCCCGCTGCGATTGCAAAGCCCAAAAAGGCGAAGTGGAGCCGGGAGGCTGACTCATCTGCGCGAATCCTTCGCCGCGATGACTTTGCTTCGATGCCGGTTATATCCATATCTATCAGCAGCCGTTTTCCCAAACACCGCATTCTACGCGATAGCCTCGGATTGGCATGGATAGCAATCTCATGATGCCGTCGGAGCAGGCATGCCAGATTTCGCACCACCTGCCGCATCGTAAAAGGATTTCCACATTGCGTCAGCAGTCGAGACAGTGCCAAGGTTGGCATATGTCGATGAATCTTGGGGGCTGGCGAAGTATGCGACGATTGTCGATTTCGTCGAATCGAAAAATTGAACACTCAACGCGACCATAACCTACCCCCTGTTAGATGGAATACCCGGTCAAAATGATGGTGAACGTTACCGTTCCCGAATTTCCATTGAAGATGTAATACATCTGCTGCGGGGTGATCAAGGGAATTTGACTGAACCACGAGTTAAATGATTGCGCCCCTGAGGTCGAGAGTGCATTGTCCGCGCGGCCAAACCCTGAGGCGTTACCCGCCACCTGCATGCCCGCATTTGTGGCTGTGGATGTAGCAACGACAGTTTCGCCCCGCACATATTTTGCGTTTTTCGGCACCAAAGACGCGATCGACAAAGCAGTCAGCACCGATGTCTGTGCAGTCGTATTGAGCACCGTTGTCGGGGCAAAGAAGTAGTCACGATCCTGTTGATAGGCTGCGCTAAACTGCCCGCTCGCGTTCGTCTGCCAGACCGAGACGAGCGCGCTCGCGGTATAGCCCGCCGGCATCCCGCTACCACCATAGACGTTCGGCGCTATGGTGCTCGTCGCGTTTGTCGCCAGCAGGGCTGACGTGCCCGTGGTCGGGTTGTAAATCGCGTACAGCGCGACGTAGCCCGATGCCGGAGCCGATCCGGTGTCCATTCCGCCAGCGCCCGTTGACGCCAGATTGATCGTCTTTGAGAACTGCTTCAGCAGATACTTCTGGCCGCCGAGCGCCGTACCGACGACGATCTCGTCAGCCGTCAACGTCGCATTCGCGCTCGCGGCCGTGACGTTCATCACGACATTGCGCGCCTGGCCGACCAGTGCCGTCGTTTGGGCCTGTACTGCCATTTTCAGATTCGCAAGCAGCGTCGCCGTAGTGCCATCGTCGATCGCATCCTGACCGGTCAGGTCGACAATGAACTGCGCAAGCACGGCCGCCATGATCGAGCTTTGCCGCCACACCTTGTTGAGTTGCTGCGACTGCGCGGTGCCGCTCTGGAAGCCGGTCAGAAGCGCGGCCAGCGCCTCGTAGTCGGCCTGCGCCATCACGTTCGCGCCGCCGGCGGCAGCAAACGGCTTGAAGTTGTTGTTTGCCATCAATGCTCCGAGCAATAAAAAAGCCGCCCGAAGGCGGCTCACTGCGTGAAAGGTGGTTGTCGTTCAGACCGGTGTGCCCCATGCTCCTGTATCGAAGCCGGCGATGTACTGGTTGTTGACGTCGAAACCGAACAACGACTCGTTGTCGACGCTCGAGACAATCGTGTAGTTGACGCGTACGCCCTCAGGCTTCAGCGGGATATAGCCGCCGGCAAGCAGCGCAAGGAACACGGCCGACGGCACCTTTCCCGCGATTCCGATCGTCATCGACATGTCCTGGTGGTCTTCGATGAAAACGTGCGTACCCTGCTGATACACTGCGCCGTCGCCGGTCCACGACAGCTTTGCGCCCACCGATGGCGCGACGGCCAACTGCGCAACACCGCTCGAGCTGAGCGCACAGTCCGTCACTGTCACCGGCGAGGTGGTCGTGGGGATGTAGCTGGTCGGGGTCGTCCCCGCCTCAACCTGCGAGCCCCAGACGTAAATCCCTTGACCGGTGACCCCGGTGTAATTCGTGCTGTTCGTGTTTGCCAGCGGTGCACCGATCAGCATGCGTACGCCGCTGCCACCGGGATTCGGGACTCCCGAAACGTAGCAGCGATACCAGCCGCCACCGATGTTCACGATGCCAGCCGATACATTCGCGCCCGCGCCGGCTGTGTTCGATTGCAGCACTGCACCGGTCGACAGATTGAAAACCGCATAGCAGTAGTTGCCCGAGTTCGACGCGTCTTGCAGGCGCAGCACCGCATACGGCCGATCTCCCTGCTGCAGATACACAGAGGCGCAACCCATGCCACCGATGCCGAGCGCGTTGCTCGTCGGCGATAGCAGCGTATGCACGTTTGTCGACGAATCTGTGTCCGTCAACTTTTGGCCCGTGAGAGTGCCGTCCGGCGCTATCACGGCCGTCGGCACCATCGTGTACAGGTTCTTCGTCCATGCCGCGTTATCGAACGCGGCAGATTGCGCGATGATGTTCGTTCGAGGTGTCGGGTAGAGCTGCTGATTGCCCTGCCAGTCGTTGCGGTACAGCGTCGCTCTGTCGACCCGTCGAACCTGCGCACCGCTGTACGTCAGCGGGAAATTCTTCGTGATGCCGTCACCGGTCCCGCAGGCTTCTCCGTTGGCGTGCACCGGCACGAGATCGCCGCTCGGATTCCCGAATATGCTGTTCAGGATCGCGGCGCTCGACGCGAGCGTTCCGTCCCAATGGTTCGCGCCGATCTTCGCGCGGATAACGAGCCGGTACGTGTCGTCGTCCAGCACCGTGAGGCCCGTATCGGGATCGAACGGCCCCTTCCAGATGCCCTGATCAAAGCCAAGGCCGGCGACGTCGAACGAGAAGTAGATCCCGGTCAGCGGCGTGCGGACCTTCCGCGACACGCCGACCCAAAGGCCGACGTCGTCGAGCTGCACGCCGACCGCGTTATCGAGGTCGAACTTGCCCGGCATGCTCTGAAGCACGCTCATCTGGTCGACGAGCGGCTGCATGAGCGCCCGGACGGTCGCCATGAATCGCGGCTTGTCGCGATGCTCGGACGTGATCAGCACGGTGTAATCGCTGGAATCTGCCATCAGGTCACCACGAGAGTCACGTTCGTCGGCGTACACGACGCCGCCTCGTTGAACAGCAATGCGACGTCGGGCGTACCCGCGCCCCGCGGGCCGGTCAGCGTCAAGCCGGACAGCTTGAACGTGACGCCGCCGCCCACGCTGTTCGCCGCGGTCAGTGCGTCACCCCATTCGACGCTGCCCGACAGGCCGCCGCCGATCTGCACGCCGTTGACATAGTCCGACACGGCCTGCTGGATCTGCTGGCCGGTCTGGCTGGTGTATCCGGTGAGCGCCTTGATCGTGACTGTGGCGCCGGTCGGCGCGGCAACCGGCCGGAAGAACCGAATCGTGATCGGGCGGCCGTAGATGTCCGTGACGACGATCGCCGTGGTGCCGTACGTGCCGGCGCCTGGCGTCTTCTTCGCTGCAATCGCATTCGCGATCGCCGTCGCGTCGCCGCCCTCGACCACAAGCGAGATCGAGTGCGACGGGATGCCGTTCGCGTCCGTCGCGCTGGTGTCGTTCTCGTATGCCACGTACCGCGTGACGCCGGCGACATTCGCCACCGCGCCTATGATGCCGTCGAGCACGGTGAGCGACGGCAGCGCGGTCGACACCGTCTGCCGCTGCCGCAGCACCGCGTCTTTCTCGACGGGCGCACCCTCGGCGGCGTCCGCCGGGTTCGTCACCGACTGCCAGCCGAGCGCCGGCGTCGCGATCTGGTTGATCGTGCCGGCCCGCGCGGACACGTCGCCGATCGTCGCGCACGTGGCTGTGACGGTGATCGTGCCGCTCGGCGGGATCGTCACGGTCGCGGGTAGCATCCATTGCACGCCGTTGGCCTCCTTCGCCGCACCGTTCGTAATCGTCTTGCCAGCCTGCCCAACCAGCACCAGGTCGGCGCTCGAGTACGACGCGGTCTTACGTGCAATGCCGTTGATCTTGACGTTGCTCGACAGCGCATCGTCCTGCGCCGTCGCAGGACTGAACGACCGATAGATCGCGATCGCGACCGAGTTGACGTCGCTGATTGCCTTTGCGAACACGCCGAGCAGCTGGCCGTCCTGGCTGTCCGGCTCGAGGTACGTGTCGGCGCCGTAGATCGATCGGTACTGGTCCTGCAGATACGCGAACACGTCCGCGTACGTCGGCGCGGTGATGCCGCTCGCGTCGATGGTGGGTGCGATGGTCGTGAGAGTCACAATGTCGCCTGTACCGTGGTGGTGCCGTAGATGGTGTTTATCGTGGCCGTTACCGTCAGCACGCGCGTCTCGGGATCAGCCGTGCTCGAGTAGCTGACGAGTTCGGTCACGCCGTGTGTGCCGAGAATGCACGTGCGGATCGCAGCGTCATACTTGCCGCTCGTGTACTTTCCGAGCACGTCGGTCGCCCAAGGCATGCCGGCCGTCGTGTCGAGGAACCATTCGCCGCGCAGCAGGCGCAGGCGCGTCAGCACGGCCTGTGCGACCGTCTCCGGCGTGTTCACGAGGAAGTCGGCCGCGCCCCCACCGAAGACGTAATCACCGTCAGCGTCGAGTTTTCGGTATCGCATGGGAGTCTTCAGTTAGGCGGGCTCGTATTGCTGCCCGCGCCGTTCTCGCGGTGGGTATGCGTGTCATCGACGCGCTTTCCGTTCGCCGTGATCTGGCCGATCACATTGAGGATGCCGTTGAACACGGCCGCGGCACCGCTCGCCGCGCTGCCGACCATACCGCCGACGAACGTCAGCAAACCCGTGATCGTCACCGCGGCCGAGAAGGTCGACAGCGGCGCGACGACGTCGAATCCGCCCGGCGCGACGATCTTGACCTTCTGCAGCGTCGGGTTCAGGTCGATGTACGTCGCGCCGTCGTCGCTGCGCAGCTGCGTAGAGCTGCCGCTGACGCCAGCGAGCGCGCGGGGCCGCGATCGGAAGCCGAGCAGCACGAACCCGTCCGACAGGTCGTGCATGCGCAGCTCGGCTTGCTCCTGCACGCCGCCCGACTGCCACCACGCGTCGATACAGCGCGACGCGAACACGACGAGGCACTCGTCGCCAGGCACCACCGGAAACGTCAACGTACAATTCCCGCCAGCCGGGAACTGGACCGGGCAATCGACCAGCAGCGGCAGCGCGACGCTCTGGATCGTGCCGTCGATGCCGCGCACCTGCGCCTTGATCGCAGGCTGCACGCTGCACGTCGGCGGCCGGTCGGTTGCGCTTTCGAACGACTGGATGATGCCGGGCAACGCTGTCCAGATGCCCGCGCGCACGCCGTCGAACGCTTCACGCAGGGCGACCTCCGGGTCGCCTACCCTTTCACGTCGATCCATGGGATGAAAATGAAAAAACTGCTGTTGACCGCCGCGCTTCTCACACCGCTCGCCGCCGTCGCTGACGACGCATACGTCTACCCGTTTGCCGGCATGAAGGTCGGCGTGACCGTCGAGAACGAATTCCCGACCATCCTGTACACGGGGAAGAAGTGCGATCTGCCGCTCGCGAACGCGAAGAACATGCGACGTTACGAGTCCTACCGCGGCGTGTGGGACATCGGCTGCTGGGGCGAGACGATCGACGGCAACGCCGTAATCGTCGTGCCGCAGATGCCGACGAAATCGATGCCGCTCAACGTGCTCGCGCGCGCGGACGTGAAGCGCAACGGCGAAAACACGACGATGACCATCAAGGCACTCCCGACGTACGGGCGCTAGCCGAACCGCTTGATCACGTTGGCAGACAGTACCGCCGCCTTGTCCTTGAACGAGTCCGGCAGAACCGTGACGTCGGCTGCGAGGCAGGTCACGCTCGTGTACCACTCTTCGCCGCGCGTATCGCCGCTCACGTCCGCGAGCATCACGTAGTAGAAGCCATCATCCTGCAGCTTCGCCTGCATCTCGATCCGCTCGTTCTCGGCCTGCTGGCCGACGTTCAGGCTGTACTCGTACTGCTGGATGCTCGCGTTGTCGAGCCAGAGTAGCCGGCCGATCTTCACGCTCGGATTCAGCAGCATCTTCACCTCGATGCCGTTCGCGGTCTGCTGCGGCAGCCCGACCATGCCGGTCGCCGACGTGATCACCGGGATGTCGCCAGGCATGTACGCCGTTTCCGGCACCAGCATGACCTTCCCATCCTGGATGCTCCAGACCGTCTGCGTCGTCTTCGCAATTCCCCGCAGAAAGTCGCGCGCCATCCCGAACATCACCTTCCCGCGCGGTAGCGGGTTCGATGTCACCTTCGGCACGTAGCCGAGCGATACGCCGTATGGGTTCATCGCCGCCGTTGCCACGGACACGTGATCAGTAGCGACCGAGCCGGCCGCGAGCGTCGTGTTGACCACGGCGAAGTTGTACGCCGAGTCGCCGTCTGCCGCAGCGATGTCGAGGAACGTGTCGGTCTGGCTCTCGCGCCCCCGTCGGACCTGCTTGATCTGGCCGTCGAAGATGATCCCGTAGTTGCCCTCGTAGCCGGCCTGCAGCACGACGCGCGTGAACTCCTTCTGCGCGCGTCGCGCAGTCGTCACGGAGACGTTGTAGACCCGGATGCGCGCGGAATTTGGCGTCTGCAGGTCGCCCCGCTGCACGCGGAACACGATCCGCAGCTCGGACAGGTCGAGCGCCTCGCCGCTGTCGAAGCCGATGATCAGCGATACCTTGCGGCCGAACTGCTCAACGCTCATTGGTCCGTCACCCAGAAAACGTGCGATCCGATGCCCAGATCCTCAAACGTCGGAACGTCGTCCGGATCCTCGGCGCCCTGCACCCACATTCGCCCCTGGAACCCCAGGTGCTTGTACTGACCCAACAGGTCGATGCCAGTTACCAGCGGGATGCCTGACACCAGCGGGTTATCCGAGGCGTCCGCGATGTCCAGCACCCATCCCGCGCCGCCGGCCTTGCGATACTGGACTGTCAGGCGATAGTCGGTCCCGCTCAGCGTTACGGTGAAGCGCTCGGGCCGCGGCGAAAACGGAATCTCGAAAAAGCTCGGCATCACATACTCCCCGGCGCCACTGCGCCGCCTGGCGCCGGCGTCGCCGGCATCGCAGCCTTCGTGCCGCCGTTGCCAGTCTCGGCAGTCGACGCGGGGTCGGCCTGGTTCTCGCGCGGCGGCAGCTTCGTCACCTGCGTCGACACGATGCGGATCTGTTTGAGCGTCGCCGTCAGGATCAGCGCGCTCGACGTCTTCGCATCCACCGTGAGCCGCAGGCCCTGCAGAAGCATGTTCTGGTAGGTGCGGCGGCTCGTCGTGACGTCTAACGGTGTGCGCGCCTGCTGCAGCGCCAGCAGCTGCGAGTAGATCGCGTTGATGTACTGCGCTGACGGCAAGCCGCCGCCGTCGAACGTCGCCTCCGCCGCGCCGAGCAGCGCTTCGTAGTCGGCGTTGCTCCAGCCGCACCGCATCGATAGATCCGGCTGGCGCTTGAACGCGTGATCGGTGATCTGCGCCCCCTGCTCGACCGGATGCTCGGTGATCGTCAGCTCGTCGTTGTAGACCTCTTCGATCGCGACCTGCACCGTGATGCTGCCGATTTTCTTCGGCGAGATCATGATCATGTCGAGGATCACGCGATCACCCCCTGTAGATTGCGCACCATGTCGGCGTTCACCGCGCGCTGCTCGCGCTCGACCGCGCGGCCAGCCGCCGAAGGATCGGCCATGCCGGTCACGTGAATCTGCGTGGACTGGTGCAGCTCGACCTTCGCCGAGCCGCCGCGCGCCGCCGACTGCGCGGTTAGCGCGGCCGCCGGCTGGTACGTCGCACGTGTGTTCCGCAGCGCGGCTTCCATCTCGGCCGCCGTGATGCTCGCACGGTTGTTGCCCTTGCCAGCGTAGTAGCTGCGGCCGGTATCGGGGTCTGCGACGCTCGCCCACTCGCGCGACGCCGCGCGCAGCGCGCCGCGCAGATCATCGCTACGCCCTTCGACGTAGTCGGCAATCGCGCGCCGCTTGTTGCGCACGAGGTACTGCTCGAAGATGCGGTCCTGCAGCTTCCGGTCGAACATCTCGTCGCCGTTGAGCTTCAGCGATCGCGCCGCCTCGGCGAGCGTGCTGCCGATGATCTGGTAGCGGCCGGCCGCATTGAACTGACCGGCCCGCTGCGCCGCCATGACCTGCGCGAGCGTCATGCCTTCGAGGTTCTCGGTGCCGGCGCGGTAGCCGCCGCGCGCGCCGCGGTTGACGCTGTTGTAGTCGCCCTCACCGCGCGCGATCAGCTGGCCGAACGCCGTGTCAGCGAGGCGCGACATCGCGCCAGCCAGACCGACCGGCGCAGCGGGAGCTGCGGTCGCCGGAGCAGCGGCAGCGCCGCGCCGCGGCGTCAGCTTCGCACCGCCGCCGTCCTTCACGCTGTCGATCTCCGCCTGGGTGTAACCGCCGGTCGCGCCCAGTCCGCGGCGATCTGTTCCAGTCAGAACATCCCAGATCGACCGATACTTGCCGCCCGACAGCTGCGAAATCAGCCCGTCCACTTTGTCGCGCAGCGCGTCGCCGATCTTCCATCCGGCGAACGCAGCACCCACTGCCGCTACGGCCGTCGCGAGACTCCCGAGCACCGTCAGCAGGCCGCCGCCGGCGGCACTGGCTGCCGTCGTGGCCGCACCGGCAGCGCGCAACGCGCCCGCCATCTTCAGGATGCCGCCGGCGATCCGGAACACGCCTAGCGCCTTCAGCGCAACGCCGAGCAGCAGAATCTTCGTCGACCAGCCGTCAGTGCCGTGGTCCAGCTCGACGAACTTGTCGGCGAGCCATGCGAGCGCCGGGGCCATCGCGGCCGCAGCTCGGACGACCGCGTTCGCGATGTCGGTGACGCGGTTGGCGATCTCGTCGCCGTGCTCGTTCATCCATCGCTGAAATTGGTCAAGCTGCGGCCCGATCTTCTGCAACATCGCGCCCTCGACGCGAATCGCGAGATTCTCGAACGCAGTGCCGATACCGCGCAGTTGCGTCATGAACTGGTGCGCATCGTCCGCAGCCTTGTCCAGGCCCGTCGTCTGCGACATCTCGCGGTACTGCTTCAGGAACTTCTCGAAGTCCCCGTTGCGCATCGCGAGAAGCAGGTTCTCGTCGATGCCGAGGATGTTGCCGTACTGACTCGCGAGCCACGTCGGCTTGCTCGCCAGCGCCTTGCCGAGGTCCGACATGATGTCGACTGTGTCGCGCAGCTCGCCGTTCGCGTTGCGCGTCTGCACGCCGAGCGTCGCGAGATAGCCCTCGCCCGCGGGGTTGTTGCGCAGGAAGCGCGCGAGGTTCTCGATCGTGCCGGTGGCCGCCTCGGCCGAGACGCCCATGTTCCGCGCCGCGAACTCAAAGCCGCGCAGGTTAGCTGCCGATGCACCCGTGCGCTGCGACACGAAGTACAGGCGCTCGAGCTTCGACGCGAATGCCGCGACGCCGGCGCTCACCGCGAGGGCGGCGCCGGATACCGTGGCGATCAGCTGCTTGACGCCCTTCGTCGTGCCTTCGACGCCTTCCTTGAAGTTCTTCAGGCCCTTCTCGTCGACCTTAAAGCCGAGAGCGACCAGAAACTCGCGGATGACGACCGAATCAGCCATTTTCTCTTTCCATCTTGCGGCGGAACGCCGCGTCGTTGTCTGCCCGGACGGCAATGGAGTCGTTCATCAGCGCGACGTCGGCGAGCCCGAGCGTCCCGTCAATCAGCGACTCGTACCGGCACATCTGCGCGTGCACCGGCGCGAGCAGCCAGTCCTCGCCGCCGGGCAGCGTGCGGATCCAGCCTACGTCGCCGTCGGGCTGCTCGCTTGGCTGGTAAGCAGCCCGCTGATAAAAGGGCCGAGGTTCGCCACCACGACGCGCACGACGAGCGGCAGCATCACGTCGATGCCGATGTCGTCGAACATTGCGGTTTTGTGGGCAGTGTTCCAGACCTTCGCCCAGCCTGGCGCCTGCCATCGCTCGACAACGGACAGGCACGTGCCGAAGACGTATTCCGCGTCCTCGTCCTTCAGACCGGCCAGCGCGTCGGCGAACGGCTGCAGCACCGGCGCGATTGCGTCGACCAGCGACAGCAGCTCGCGCGATCGATCGCGCGCGGGCGCCGGCACCTCGGCGGCCGGCGCTTCCGCACCCTCGGCACCTTCCGCACCTGCGGCCAGCGCGGCGAGCGCTGCGTTCGCGCGCGCCTGCTCGCGTGCGACGTCGACCTGCTCGAGCTCGGCGTAGAACTGCATCAGCACCGGGATCATCGGCGGGATAATCGGCGCGATGCGTCGCGACACGTGGAACTGCTGCATCGCGCTCAGCTTGCCGATCGCGTACCGCACGCCGTTCAATTTGACTTCGGTCGTCATGCTCAGTACGTCCCGAGGATGTTGTCGATTTTGATCGCGTCGAAAACCCATTCGACGATGTCGCCGTCCTTCGCGTACTTCAGGTCCGGCGCCTTCTTGAACGCGCAGCTGCGCGCGGTCGCCACGTCGCCGGCAGCCGTCTGCCGAACCTCGATAAGGTTCTTGCCCCACAGGCGACTGTCGAGCGACTGCGCGTCGTACAGTGCCATCAGCTTCGCGTTGATCGGCGCGGTCTTCAGGTAGCGCAGCGTGACCTGCCCGGATTTGTCGGCGTGCAGACTGTGCATGCCCTCGCCGTCCGAGCCGATCGTCATCGTGTTCTTGTCGCCCGCGCGCACGATCGTGATGCCTTCCTCCGCGGTCGCTTCGCCGTAGCCGAGTGAGAACGCGCCGCCCGGGCCAACGATCGTCGCCGCGACGTCCTGAAAGCTGTAAGTCGTCATCTTGAGATGCCCCTATTAGCGGTTGACGTTGACGAGGATGTCGACGCTGTGGATCGCGCCGGCTTCCTTCGCCGCGACCTGGAATGCGACGGACTTGCGCGCCTCGCGATCCGCCTGCGACTGCGACGCAATCGGCGGCTGGTACACGTAGTAGCCTTTCGCAAGCGTGTCGCCTTGGTTCAACGCGCCAAAACCGTCAGAGTTCCAGACGCCCGGCGCGAGATACCCGTTGTCCACGCCAGCTTCGCAGGCCGCCGAAATCTTCGCTGCAATCTGGGCGTTTCCGCCGTCGGTCTGCGGGATCTTCGTGGGACTCTGGTACAGCAGGTTGTAGACGTCCGTCTCGATACGATTGCGGAACCAGATCGCGTTGTAGACCGAATCGATGAACAAGCCGCTCGGAGTCACGCCATACTGGATGATCGACGTGTCGTTGCTGTAGTTCACGAACACGTTGCAGTTCTTCGCCTGCAGCGTGTTCGCCTGCGTGCTGGTCAGCTGCTCGGCCGCGACGCTCGGTTCTTGCTTGAACATGAGCGTGATCGTCGTGTTGTTGCCGTCGAAGTTCACGGTCAGCAGGCGGCCGAGCAGCGACGACACTGCGTATGGCGTCGAGCTCGAGTATTGCACGGCCGTGAACTGGAGCTTCAGAGCCTTCAGCTTGCTGGCAAGATCGGTCGACACAGTCGAATCGAGCGCCTGCGGGTTCTGCGTCGTAATGCCGTAGATATGCCGCTGGTCGGCTTCGGTCAGAGTCGCGACCGCGATGTGCTGAGCATCCGTGATGGAAGCATCGGCGAAATCGAACCCGAGGAACTGGTTCGAGAAGCGGTCGAAGAACAGCGCGGCAGCGTCGACCGGTTGCTCGGGCGCGATGCCATCCGCCGGCACGCCGGCGAGGCTGCTCGTCAGGCCGAGCATCGCAGAGATGTCAGTACCGCTGCCCGGCGCGGTCGCGTAGCCGACCTTCGAGTTCGTGCCGGTCGTGTTCGACGTCACGACGAACTGCGAACCGTTCCAGACGATGGTCGCACCCGTCAGCTTCGCGTTGATCACGCTGGCGACGCCGTTGAGGTTCGTCTGTGCCGAGAAGTCCAGCCCCGTGACCGACTTCGCCACACCGTCGATCGTGATGCTGAACGCACCGGTCGTCACTACTTCCCACAGCGCGATGTCCTGCTGCGCTGCCGAAAGCACGCCGCCGCGCAGCGAGCCGGACGTCGCCGTCTTCGCCCATCGGCCGATCAACAGCTCCTTCGGCTTCGGCTTTTGATTGAAGTACAGCGCGGCAGCGTAGTACTCCGGCGTATTCGTGCCGAAGTCGGCTGTCACCTCGTCGATGCCGCCGTACGAGCGCGCTCGCTCGTTGGTATCGATGATGGCCGACGGCCCGAGAATCAGTCCGGTGTTCATATCCGCACCCTGCGCCGCGAGCGCGGCGAGGTTGATCATCACGTTGATCAGACGCGATACCGGCAATCCGTTGGACATGCTGGTCCCCTACGAGTGGATGTTCGAAACGCCAGCCACCGGCGTCGACGAGTCGGTTGTCGTCGCCACGGTGGCCGATTGGAGGTTGAGGACCGCGTAGGTCCGGGTGATCTTGCGGCGCAGCGCCACGGTCATGTCGTAGCGCCGCACCCATTGCTGGTTGACCAGGTCGGGCACTGCCCGAATCGCGCCGACGCCTACGAACGCCATGTCATGTAGCTGGAGCTGCTCGCGGTTCTGCGGGATCGCGATGCCGTCGGCGAGCCGCTGCGCGTAACCCTTCGCGCGCGGCCCATAGAACGTGCAGAGCACGTCGATGTCCTGGTGCCGGATGTACGTGTCGTGCCCGTCGCCGGTGCCGTCGTGCTGGATGGCGGGGCCGGCGTCCTGCTCCTGCTCCTGCAGGCCGAACGCGCACCAGTTCACCGACGGCTCGGGCTGCTTCGGGACGGTCTGCTGCCAGCGCGGCCGCACGAGGTCAGGCGACAGAGCCGTGATGCCAGCGATCAGATCGTGGACCAGATCGTCAAGAGCATCGTCCTCGGCCGGCGGCGCATCGACGGCTGGTGCCAGGTATCCGCCGGTCGAGCTGTCGTTCATGGGGTCATCCCGAGAGAGGCTTCAGGTCGCACGTCGCGCAGACGAATCCGCGGCCGAAGTGCGAGTAGTCGTTCACGTTCACGACGGTGTATGTGCGTCCGGCCCACACGACTTCGTCGGCGTCGTAACCCGCGCTCCCGTCGATCAGCCGGAACATCGTGTGCAGCGTGATCGAGCCGATGATTCGGCTCCCGTCAGCGTTGCGGTGCAGGATGTCGCCCTTGTCGCTCGTCACGACAGCGGCGAACTGCGTCGACGCCTCGGTGTTCTGCGCGCGGCCGTGGCCGTCGACCGTTTGCGTCATGCGATTGCAGATCAGGCCCGTGTCCATGAAATCCGGATCGAGCAGGACCTCAGTTACGTCGAGGAAGGCCATAGCGAGCGCACCAACGAAAAAGGGCCGCACACGGCGGCCCTTGGATCGGGGAGACTGGAAACTACTTCTTGCGGACCACGTACGTAATCGCGTTTCGATACTGAGCGGTGTCGACCAGCGTGTTCTCACGCGTGATGCCGCGGCGCCGGCGCGCGGCCAGCGTCGAGTCGGCGAGTTTGGGAGCGATGTTGCTGTTGATCTTCGCGCGCACACCGTTTTGCCCGGCGAGACCGGCCAGCTTCAGCCGTCGATCGACCTGTTCGAGATCGCCGTCGAGCGCCGCTTCGACACCCTTCTGGAGCTGCGGCTCGAACTTCGGCCGCGCGTCCTGCACGCCCGGCACCAGGTGCGGGCGCGCCGGGATGTTGTTGGCCGGCGAACCGTTTTCCATGATGTAGCCGATCTCGGCGTTGCTGAGCGGCTCGCCTTCGTTCTTCCGGCCGGCGGTGCTGTCGGGCACGCCGACGAGCACCTCCTTCTGCACGAGCCCGCTGATCGACTTCAGCACCTCGTCGAGGCGGTCGATTTTCATGCCGTCCATGGGATTCTCCCGATGGGTGGCGGCAGCGTTACAGCTGAATGCCGCCCGAGCCCATCATCTGCGCCAGGCTGAGATAGCGAACGCCGTACATCGTGGCGTTCCAGAAGCCGCCGTCCTTGATGGCGACGGCCGCGGTGTCGTAGCTCGCGCTCACCTTGTCGACCGCCTTCGACGACTGCGGCCCGGTTACCTGCCCGGGCACGCCGCCAACTGCGGCCGTCTTCTGGTCCTTCAGCGCGAGCGCGAGGTGGTGGGCGGTGACCAGCGCGACGCCCAGATCGGTCAGCTCGCCCCAGCGCTCAGCATTGACGAGCGACACCGCGACGGTCATCCAGAACTGGACGAGCGAGTCAGGGTACGTCGTCGTGTCGTTGAACTCGGGAAACGATTGTCGGAACTGGGCGATGTCCACGTGTCACCTTGCCAAAATGCGGATGCCGGCGCGCGCCTGCGCGGCGCGGCGCCGGGAGGCCATTATGCCTTCTTCCCGCCGCCGGACTTCTGGGTCGCGCCGTCGGCCGCGCCATCCTTCGCGGCCGCCGCGGCGTCCTTCTGGGCTGCCTCGAACGCGGCGACCCGCGCGGCGAGATCCTTCACGCCCGCCGCAACTGCAGCCTCATGCGCATCGATCGCCGCCGCGCGTTCGTCCAGACCTTTGCTGAACGTGTCGAGCTCGACACGCAGCTTGTCGAGGCGGTCCGACTCGGCCTGGAGATCGGCCTTCGCTGCTGCCAGCGCCGAAGCCTGATCCGCCGGGCCGTCTTGCGAACCGCTCGAATCGCCGGATTTCTCCGGCAGCGGGCCCGTGTGCGCCTTCGCGTACCAGTGCTCGGCGATGAAGTCCTCGACCTCCTGCACGCCGGCTTCCACGCGCCGGATGACCTCCTCGCCCTCATGGGCCAGCCGGATCGTGAACGCCGTCAGAACGTTGATCTTCGCCATGTCAGATCCCGTCCCGGTAAGCAGCCGTCGTGCCGTAGCGCCACTCGACCTGACCGATCCGCGACCAGTAGGTCGTGATCTGATAGAGCGAGCGGTACTCGAGCGGCGTGCGCTGGAGGTCCGTCATCGGGAACTGGACGTACTTCTTGTCGCTGTTGTACGCGACCATCCGGTCCACGGTGTTGAGCTGCCCTTGCGTGCCGCCGGCGCCCGCGCCGATCAGCCACTTCAGCTCGAGGATCTCCAGCGGCGTGCCCTGCTGCGTGCAGATATTGTTCTCGAGCAGATAGGTCAGGATCGACTTGCTCCCGGCATTGCTGATGATGCGCGATGCGATACCACCGAGCGTGGCCGGCGGAAGCATCAGGCGATTGGGCTTCACCTTCCAGCCGCTGGCCTGCCACGCCGACGTCAGGATTTCATTGACGTCCTTCAGGATTTCGTCCGGCGTCTTCGTGTTCCACTGCGGCGTGCCGGCCGCACCGTTCGCAACGTTCGAAACACTGCCGACGGCGCCGATCGAGTTCACCAGGCCGGTGAAGCTCATCTGCGGATCGCCGTAGTACACGATCTGGTCGAGGTCCATGTTGCGCTTCATGTTCATGGCTTCGACTTTCTGCGAGTCGATCGGCATGCCGAGCGCCTGGGACTTCACGAGCTCGGGCACGGTGTACTTGACCTCGGCACCCCACAGGCGCATCGGCTGCGGCGTCTTGCCGATGTCGACCGACGGGCCCGCGAGCGCGTTGCCCTCGTTCGAGATCCAGTTCAGACCGTTCGGGTTGATACCACCGCTCATCCCGAACGCCGAGTTCGTGAACGACGCGACTTCGTCGGCGGCCGACACGTCGCTGCGGATGTAGATGTCGCGCGACCAGGTGTACTCGACGAGCGGCTCGTTGAGCGTCTGGTCGAGGCGTTCGAGCTGACCGACGAGGAATGCGCCGGTCGAGTCGATCGTCTGGCGATCGTAGGTGTACTGCTGGTCCTGCGTACGCGCGCGGATCAGCCGGCGCGTCGCGTCCGCGACGGCCGCCGACATCGGGATCGAGGCCCCGGCCCGGCGCAGGTGCTTCAGTTCGGACATGTCCATGTAATGGCTCCAGAAATGCAAAAGCCCCGCGATTGCGGGGCTTCGGGTGAAGCGCTGTTCAGCGCCGGATCAGATGTTGACGGCGATTTCGACGATGCCGTATGCGTCGGCCGGGCCGGTGAAGTACCAGTTCGCCGGCATCGCGACGGTGTTCGTGCCGTCGGCTGCCGCTTCGAAACCACCGAGCGGCTTGCCGGCGGCCGCTGCCGCGACGCGCACGTACACCGTACCGTTCTTCGTGGCCGGCGCGGTGCCGCCGAGCGAGGCGTTGAAGTAGCCGCGCTTCAGGATGTCGGTCACGCCGCTGGTCGGCGGCGTCGACGCCCCGAGCGGATCCGTGCCGTTGCCCTGAATCGGATACGCGCGCAGGTTCACGCCATAGACGAGCGCTGCCGTGTCGGCCGCGTTGTTGATCGGCTGGATCTTGCCGTTCACCATCTTCACGGGGACGCCGAACGCCGCCGGCGGTGCCGCCGGGTCGATCAGCTGCGTCTCGATCGTGGCAACTTCGGCGCGCTGGAGGTCACCGGCAAAGCCTGCCGGCATGCGATATTGATAAGCTTGCAACGAGGGCATGTCGGCTCCTTACTTGCGGACCTTCCAGAATTCCGCGTGGATTGCGTTGATGTCTTTCCGCTCGGCCTGAGCGGAATCGTTCGTCCGGCGCTGCGTCACACCGGAGTTCTTGCTGCGCACGACCTCCGACGCTGCGTTGAAGAACGCCGCGACGGAATCGCAGGTCATGCTGGCCACGTTCGCGCCGCCGACCACCGACTTGACGATTTCGGCGTTCTCGTTGTCCAGTGCGGCGCGCAGCGCGCGGCGGCGCAGCACGCACATCGCGTCGACCGTCTTCTTGCGGACCGCCTTCGCATCGAACGTCGGCAGCCGCACGCCCGGCGCGAGGATCTCGGCGCGCGAGAGCGCGTCCTGAAACTTGTCGCGCAGCGCAGTGCTGTCGCCGGTACGCGCGCCGGTCTTGTCGTCGTCGCCTTCGCCGGCACCGTCGTTGTCCGTCGTGCCGGTGCCGTCCAGATCGTCGTCATCGCCGTCACCGTCGCCCGTCTGCGTGCCGCCGCCTTCGAGCTTCGTCACGCGCTCGGCAAGCGCATCGATCTTGCCGTTGGTGGCTTGAATCGCATCGAGCACCTGCTTGAGCGGATCGCCTTCGCCGCCGCCTGCACCGTCGTCGCCCGTGGTGGCGACGCCAGCCTTCGGATCAGCGCCGGTACCGGGCATGTGGATGTGAATCTGGGGTTGGCCGTCGCCACCCTCGCCGCCTTCGTCGCCGGTCATCTCGTTCGCGACCTTCTCGAACGCTTCCGAGTCACGCGTCATAAATGCCTTGCGCAACGCGTCGACGAACTTGGACCCTTTCTTGGTTGCCATGCTTGCATCTCCTGTCGGGAGTAGGTTGGAACTGCTATCCCCGATCGAACACACGGGGCCACAGCGGGCGCTTTTCACGAGGGCGACGTGGTTGCCCACGATCACCACCTGTCGCGCCCGCCCAGGCGCAATCTGTTCGTAGTCGGCGTCATAGCCGTTGCTGACCTGCGTGAGCGCGTCCGCGCCCTTGCTCTGGACGCGCCGGATCGCCTCCGCGTCGGTGATCAGCAGGTCGGCGAGCATCAGCTCGGCCTGGTCGCCTTCGCCTTGCCTCACGTTGCGGACCGTGCCGCGCGCCACCGACATGTAGTTCGCCGGCGTCACGAAATCCGGCGGATGGTCGATCGTGATCGGTTTGCCTTCGAAGCTGGCGAGCGTCTCGGGGCTGAACAGCACGTCGGCCGTGCGTTCGGCGACGATCACACCGTCCTTCGCCTCGATCTCGGGAAGTTCGAAGTAGGCGTAGTCCTGCGCGCCGACGCGCGCGATCGGAACGGCCTCGCAGAGCAGGAAGCCTTCCGGCGTGATCGACTGCCGCTCGCCGAGCTGTTCGGTCGCGTACACGCCCGACGCGGTGATGCCGTCGCGGGTGTGCGCGCGGGCGCGCGGCGCATGCGAGCCGCACGTGCACGCGTGGTCAGTGGTGAAAATGCGCATATCAGTCTTCGATGCTGGTTCGGACGCCGCGCGCGATGACGCTGCGGACTCGCTCGTAATCGGGCTCGGTGCGTGTGACCCGGCACCAGACGGCCAGGGCCCGGACATACAGCGGCAACCACCATGCGGTGCGCACTCGCACGCGCAACGTCGTTCGATGTGTCGGCATGCTCAGTCCACCCAGTCAGGAATCTCGACCGTCTGCCCGGCCAGTTCGTGTGTGCAGTCGCCGCAGAACTGGATCCGACCATCCGTGATGAATGAATGGCAGACGTTCCGGCGGTCGCCGGGGCCCGGCCACGACACGAGGATCGACGGCGACAACGTCGGGGCATCGACGCTGCCGTTCCAGTTCCATCGCGCTGGGTTCGGAGAATCGCAACCATGCGGATAGACGACGTGCAGCTCACTGCACGGACACTCGAACAGCAACGATCCGCTGCTGTCCCGTTTCATCTTCGCCATATCAGTCCGTCGGAAGCACGACCTCGGCCCAGCACCGGCAGTTGTAGATGCAGCCCGGATGCGCCCGCGCGCCTGACCGCTTATCCGCGACCGGCGGCTTGTCCCACGTGAAAAACTTGCCTTCCAGCTCGCGATGGTCCTCACGCACATCCGAGTCGCCCGACGTCCGCCAGAAGTAGCCTGGGCTGCCGACGTCGATCGCGCGCGCCTCGGTGAGGGTCGCGGCCGTTCGACTGACCTCGGTTCTCGCGATCGTGTCGGCCCGGCTTTTCGCGACCTGCCCAGACTCCTGAATCGCCTTCGAGATCTGCGCGGCGCGCGTGCCGTCGACGATTCCTACCAGCGTGAGCCGGTGCACGCGCTCGGCTGCGTCGAGCGGGATTGACTTGATCAGCCGCACCTGCTCGGACAGGAGCGCGCGCATCGTCTCGCCGGTGGCTACGCCGCGGATCTCTTCACGCAGTGCGCGCGACATGTCGGCCGCCTGCTTCATCCACATCTGCTCGTCGCGCCGATTCAGGTCGGCGATCATGCGCGCCGCGGTCGCTTCGGCCCACGGCGCGAGCGCTTCGGCGTACCGCCGCAGCAGCTCCTCGATCGTCGGCGCGTACGACGCGTCATCGGCCGGAAAGCCGTTCACGAGCACGCCGACCTGATGGGCGATCTTTCGCAACTGGCTGCCGTACTGCCGCTCGGCGCCGCCCAGGCGGACAGGGTTCTTGCGGCGCTCGCGCTTTCGATCTAGGGTGAGGATCATCGACGTCGGAAAAGCCTGCGAAGCAGAGAATCATTCGTCCGTGCGGCCGCGCCCGGCGCCGGACCGAGCGGAAGCGTCGGATCAATTCCCGGCGGATCCTCGCCCGCTTCGTCGCGCTCGGCCTGCTCGATAGCTTCGTCCGGAATGTCGCCGAACATGCCGGTGTCGGGCGACGACGCCTTCAGCTCGCGCATACCCTGGCTGCGCGGAATCAGGTCCGCGTCGACGGCCTTCGTCACCGAATCGACCGTCTTGTTGCCGATCTCCGCCTTCTCGGCGGCCGACATCTCCTGCAGCGGATTGAACTCGTACGAGAAATCCTCGGGCAACGGCTGACCGATTTCCGACCGGCACATCACATCGAGCAGGCTGTGCAACGGGTTGCGCAGCCGACGCTCTTGCCGCGTGTGCACCTTCTCGTGATACAGCAGGCGCGACCCTTCGCCGGTGTCGCTCAGGCCGGCCGGCTGCTGGCCGAACAAGCGATCAAGCGGGATGCCCGTCGCGCCGCTGAGCTGCATCGCGAACTGGAGCATGACGTCGGACAGACCGCTGAACGCGTACTGGTGCGTCTCGAACTTGTCGGTCGCGTCGATGAGCGTGATGCCCTCGTTCGACTGCCCGAGCCGGATCATCTCGACCTGCTTCAGCAGGCCGTTGAGCGCCGGGCCGCCGGCCGCGATGATCTCGCGCAGCTTCTCGACGCTCAGCGTGCGCAGATGCGCCTTGTAGACGAGCTGGCCGGCGCCGACCGTCGCGCTGTCGAATGCGATCAGCCGGTCCCACATCGGCTCGAGGATCGACAGCCCCCAGCCGTTTTCGCTGATGCGTTGGTAGAACGGCAGCGCTTCGCCATCCATGCGCAGCACGCGCGAGTGGTGAATGCGCCCCTGCGGCAAGCCGATCGCCGTCGGCAGCACGTCGTAGTACTTCGGCATGCCGAGATCGGGACCGAACTCGGTCACGACTTCGCCCACCGGCGGCGCAACCATCCAGCGGTCGAGCACGAGCAGGCCCTTGAACTGGCCTTTCCCGATGGTCTCGCGCCGAAGCGGCTGCGACATGTCCTGGCCGTCGATCAGCATCACGGCGATCGCGCCGCCGTACAGCTGCGCCCACTTGCCGGTGTCGCAGAGCTGATCCCAGATCGCCTTGCGTGTGAGCGCCGTCTCCATCTTGGACACGTCGGTCGGATCGAGCCCGGACATCTCGATGCCCTTGCGGGTCATGTCCTCCGGGATCGCGTCCACCGCGGCGCGCACGATCCACGATCCGCGATACGCGGCTTCCAGCCAGACGCGGTTGCGGCTCTGGTACGACAGCGTGTACTGCGCCGCCGACGCCTGGTTGTCGGCGCCCCAGCCGAGCCGCGCCTCGAAGTTGGCGAACGAGTCGACCGTGCGATGCGCGTGCGTCGCCGCCGGCGCGCGCGGCGGCCGCGTCTGTTGTTTCCGTTTCGACATTCCGGGAAATCCTGTCGTGCTCAACCGGCAAGCCGCTCCCAGACCGACAGGTCTTTCGCGCCTCCCAGCATGTCGTTGATTGCGTCGACCATCGGATCGATCTGGTCGTCGTGCATGTGCGTGTCGTCAGCGGTGAACGAGTCGCACTCGGTCAAGAAGTCGCTGACCCATGGGGCATCCAACGGGACGCCGACGTTGCCGGCGTCGATGTGGCTGACGACGTCCATCACGCGGGTCAGCTTGTCCTTCACGCGTTCGATGCCCTCGATCGGGATGCCGCCCTCGGCCTGAATGTCCTGAATCAGGCCCGTACCGCTGGACTTGTCCTCGACCTTCATCTGGCGTAGCACCGGCGCGCCCGGATCGTCGGCGCCGATGGCCGCATGCTTGTTCCAGAAGTCGATCGCGCGGCGCTTCAGCTCGGGCGCCTTCCACTTTCCGCGCACCAGGTCGATCAGGTACAGACGGTTGTCGTACCCGAGCCCCCAGCACTCGAACACGCTGTAGTCGTTGCGCTCGGCAGTCTTCTGCGCCGTGTCGGCGAAGATCTGCCGGTACTGCAACTGCGGCAGCGCGCCGTAGCGCAGGAACTTGCCGCTCTGGATGATCCCGCCGCCCAGCGGCGACGGCCGCTGCATGTACTGGCCGTTGAACACGTACGCGTCGGCCTTCTCGGACGCGAGCAGCTCATGCAGCGGCTCCTTGTAAGGCCAATAGCTGTACCGGCCGTCCGCGTCTCGCTCGTCGCACTCGACGCGATCGCGGATGTGCGCCGGCAGCTTCGCGACGTAGTCGTCCGTGATCAGCGCCGGGATCTCGATGAACTCCCAGTCGCCTGGCAGCTTGCCAGCCTTGATGAAGCCCGTCGGGTCTTCCTCAGCGAGCCGCTGCATGATCACGATGATCGGCGTGTCCGGATTCGCCTTCCGGCTCTTCACGGTGGACTGCAGCTTGCGGTTCGCTTTGTCGCGCGCGGTCTTGCTGTACGCGTCTTCGACCTTCAGCGGGTCGTCGATGATGATCGCGCCCTGCCAGCCCTCGGCCATGTGCCCGGCGCGGAAGCCGGTGATCTGCCCGCCGAGCGAGGTGGCGTACACGCCCCCGGCCTTGCGGCCGTCGATCATCACGTTCCAACGCTTCTTCGACTTCGCATCGTCGGCAATCGGGAGCGGCCAAAGCGCCTGAAACTCGCCAGATTCGACGATGTCGCGCGCCGTCTCGCTATTCAGCAGCGCCAGGTCGTCCGAGTAGCTGATGTGCAGGAACCGCGCGCGGGGATTCAGCGCAAGGCCGCGCGCGATCAGATTGACCACGACAAGCTCCGTCTTCGACGAGCCCGGCGACACGTTGATGACGACGTTCTTCAGCGTGCCGTCGATCACGCGCTGCACCGTGTCGGCGATGAGCACGTGGTGCCAGTTGACGCGGAACTTGATCGCCTGGCGGTGCTTGAAGAAGTACCGGCTGAAAAACAGGTGATCCCGCTCGCACTTCGCCTTCAAGACGGCCCGCTCGATGGCGGGGTCAATACTCGTCTTCGAGTTTGGCGACGGCGGCTGCGACCTGGCTTTCATCGACGACGACCGTCCTGTTCTCGATCGGGCCGCCGTTCTCCCCAGTGTGTTCGAGGCGCCGCCGGTTCGTGTAGGCGTCGCCGGATTCCTTCGCAGCCTGCTCGAGCAGCTGCGCCATCAGCGGCAGGTTGTTGCGCCGCTCCGCCTCCGCGACGGCACGGTCGAGCGCACGCAGGCGCACGGCGCGGTGCGACACGCCGATGCCGGACGTGTCGTTGAGGAACTTCTCGCGCGTGCGCTCGAAGATCTCGCGGTACTTCTTGCTGAGCGTTGCGCCCGCCCGCTTCGTCGGGTCGTAGCGCTCGCACTGCTGCGGCGACACCTCTACGCCGAACTCGTCGCGCACGGCCTTCGCGGTGCGCGAGATCGTGTCGAAACACGCCAGCGACTGCACGATGAACACCTTGATCGCGTCGGGAAGTGCTGCCATAGCGGGAAAACGTTCGGTTTACGCGGCCCGCAGGATGCAGGTGCCGCAGGCGCGGTCGATGTCAGCGTGGCCGACCTCCGGCGCGCGGCGGGCGGCGTCGACCAGCTTCGTGGTGTCGCCGGCGCCGCCACCGACGCCGTAGCGCCGGACGATGCCAACGAATTCCTCGACGTCGTGCCCGCGGATGCCGAGCCTCGGCATGCCGTCCTTCGTGAAGGCCGGCGCGCCGAACGCGTCGGTGCGCCGGCCGATGTGATACAGCTCATGCTCGACCAGCGCGCACCATTCCAGGTCGCTGCACTCGCGCGCGTAATGCGCGTCGAGCGTGATCAGGAACGCCGGCACGCGGCCGAACCATTCGAGGTACTGCTGCTCCTGCCGGGCGCGCTGCCAGCCACCGGCGCGGATCGTCACCTCTTCGCACTGGCCGACGACGCGCCGCATCTGGCGCACGTTCTCGACCGCCGCCCAGAGATAGGCGACGTCGGCGTCGATGAGGTGCTCGTGGTCAGGGTTGTGCAGCGGCGCGCCGTCGCGCAGGAATGTATCGTTCACCCACTCGGCAACGCCGTCGGCCGGCACGATGTGCCGGATCCAGTTCGAATCGTCTAACAGGATGTCCGGCGGCGCAGGCCGCGGCGCACGCGCCACCGGAGCGACTTCTGTTCGCTTCGAACGAGGCATGTTTTTCGCGAGTTCGGGAAGGCTAGGCACCCGGCGTAGAATCGTCGAGCCGGAATCCGCCGGCTCACGCTACGAGACAAAGATGGCAGAAATCAAAGAAATCTGGATCAAATGTCCGAACGGTCACCGATTCCGGTCGCCGATTTTTCTCGGAGACACTGAAACTTTTGACAGCGGCGTCCTGTTCGGCAACACGGCTCAATGTCCGACATGCGGTGCATTGGTTGATTGCAACAAGGAAAACATGTCGTACATCCTCGCCGACGGGAGCGGGGGTTTAGTAGGCGACGGTTTTGGAAAGAAGTGATGAAAAACCCGCGGCCATTCGCTCAGCGGGCACCTATTATGGGAGACCACCGAGATGGAACGAGAATATCAACTCAAGTACCACACGAAGCGCTGGGGGCATTCTGAGACACTGCGCATCCGCAAAACCGATGCTGGCTGGCATGTCGAGCATCTGTCATTCAAAGGAGACACGGACAAGGCTGGCAACCATTTGGTCTATGCGAATTTCGACCAGGACTACGTGAAGTACCCGACCGAGCTCGGCGGTTTCTTCGAGTTCATTTGGGGTGAACTTGACAGTGGGAACATTGACGAAGACCGCGCGCAGCAGCTTTTCGACGAACTCGGTGAGTGGGTAGCGACCTGCGAAATGAGCCAACCCGTGTGGCGTGGGTGGAACGCATAGCAAACGACAACGCCCGCTGAATTTTGCTCAGCGGGCTCCAAGATGATGCTCTGACGAAGCGTCAGATGAACCCAATGCCGGGTTTAGCGGTGAAGGACTCAGCCGACATATCGTAAGGCGAACGCCTCAAAGTATCCTCTAGCAGACGGAGGAATGCATCGTAAAACTGCGGGAAATCGGTGGCATTACGCGCAAATGTCAGCGAAGTCTCGCGGTCCGGCCCAATCGACACGTGGAACTCAGTACGAGTTGGGCGAATGCGCACGGCGACATAAAAGTTCGACTTCGGAGATGAATTCAAGGCATGCGCGAGCGTAATGCCGATCGCGGCTTCGAGCTCGCCCTTCTCGTTCATCGTATCGACGTCAAACTGCGACTCTACGTGTTCGACTCGCCCCGTCTCAGAGTCCCACTTGTACATGCGAGCCCATGGATACCTTTGTCCACCTTGCTCATAGTACTCCGGCAGACCGATCGTTTCGCGCAGCGCTTCCTTCAAGTGGGCGAGAAAAATCTGCGCTCCTTGGAAGTACTCGCGAAACTCGCTCTGACGGGCGGCATAAAGTTCGAATAGGCCTTCGGCAATGGTCTTCTCGCTACTCATTCCTATCTCCTTATAAGGGAAAGAAATGGTAACGCAAAAGGCCGTCGACTTTCGCCGAACTGGGCAATATGTCTGGTGCCAGCAGGGCGGCGGAAGCCCGTCTGCACCTTTCGGCGCGCTGGCTGATCACCTCGCTGCGTCTTTCCCGCCGGCGCAGCTAAGGCCGGGTCGAGTATAGCGCGGACACGCCACAACGAAAAAGCCCGCTGGCTTGTCGGCTCAGCGGGCTTTGGTCGCAACTCTGCAATTTGGCGAAAATCTACACCCTATCCGCCACATTTGCAAGGAGAATTTTCGCCGTACCCCTTACGCCTCAACGGCCTCCGCGATCGTCACGCTGTTTCGCTCGAAAAGCGGCGTCAGTCGCTTCACGGCTTGGTGTTCCAGCTCGACGAGTCGCTTCCGGATGATCTGCGCGTTCCGCTCGAGCGTCCGGACCGTCACGTGCGTCTCCTCGGAGATCTCCCGATACGACAGCCCATCCTGGCGCAGCCGCACCTGCGAGTGGCCCGCGATGAGCGCCATGATCGCCTTGCCATTCGTCACGGTGAGCGACGGCCGCAGGTACGTCCGCATCTCGACCAGCGCCCGTTTCCACTCGGCCGACGGCGGGATTCCCGGGTCTGCCGCGCGCGTCGCGCTCGCGGGACGCGCCGGCATGCCGCAGGCATAGCGGAGCCACACCGCGTTGCGTTCCGGCTTCAGCAGGTGATCTCGCACCGCGCCCACGACCATTGCGCACTGGGCCCGGATTTCGTCACCGCTCAGCCCGTCGAAGTTAATCGTGCCCGACGAGGTGCCGTACAGGTATTCGAGGAATTCAGCCTGCCGGTCACTGAGACGGCCGACCGATTCGAGGATCTGGATCAGCGCCAGGCGGAACTGCTGCTTCTGCCGCGGCGGCAACGACGTCACGAGAAAGCTGACGTGCAGCGCCTGTTGCGTGTTCTCGAAGATGCCGTTCAACGCACACCCCGCGTCGTCATCGCGAGTGCCTGGCGCGCGTTGAGCTCGGCCATGTAGCCCGACAGGTTGCTCGTGAAGTCCGGCCGCACGCGCGTGTCGACGTGAGAGCCCGGCGAGCGGCTCGTGCCCGCGAGCGAGTACATCCGCCCGCGGCTCTCTGAATGGCAGTCGAGCCGCGCGAGCGCGACGTCGAGCGACAGCAGCTGGCGCACCGACGAAACGGGATGCTTCAAGCGGCGTGCGAGGTCGTGCGCCGAATAGCGGATGCCGGGCTTCATGGCCGCGATCATCGCGTTGATGGTGAGTTTGCTTTTTGCTTTCAAGGCCCCGCTCCTTATGCTGACTTCAGATTCAACTCGATCGCCTCGATCCGCACGCCCGGCGTGCGCGCGTAGCGCTTCGACACCCAGAGATCGACGACCTGGCCGTCGTCGACATACACCACTCCGTTCATGCCGTCCTTCAACGCCTTGACAACGTTGTCGGCGTCGGGCTTCTTCGTCGCACCAATGGCGCCGGCGGCCGCTTCCCCCTGCCGCTTCATCGACCAGCTCGCCGGGATCGGCAGCCCGATGTGCACGATCAGGCGGACCGGGCCGGCGTACGGCGCGGCACTGCGCATCGCAGCGCGGGCAGCCATCTTCACGAGGTTCTCGTATCGCTCGGTTTTCTCGGGCGTGTAGGTCGTGACGTGCGCTCCGCGGCGCGCGAACTTCGGACGCCCCTTCGCCGCCGGGTTTCCGGGAACGACGAACTCTACGCGGCGAGCGACCGGCGAAGCCGTGATGAGGGACTGCTGGGTCATGCGGTCACCTCATCGCTCAATTCATCGGTCACCGGCACGCCGCTGATCGGTCGCAACCATGCATCCGGGCACCAGCCGTTCGTGATCTGACATGACAAGCCAGTCCGCGCGTCCATGGCCGGGATCGGTGCTGGCGCTTCGACGTACCAGCAGAAGCCGAAATGCATGTAGTCGCCGTAGGGTGCCTTCACTTCGACAATTCGGTCGCGTGCAAGGCCGCGCGTGATCACGGCCATGTCTCCGGGTTTGCAGTTCATCGCCCTTCCCCCAGCAGTGCGCCGGCCGCGACGGGCCCGGCAGTGTTGCGAAACGCGCGGTTGTGGTCGTCCCACCACGGGCCGTCACCGGCCGCGTCGAACACGCGCAGCTTGAAATCGAACGGAGGTTCCTCGCGGCCCTGCTCGATGCCGAGCGCGGCGCCGTGCTCGACGATCCCGGTCCACGAGCGCCACCAGTCGCCGACCGTGCGTGTCCCCGTCGCAGGCTTCGCGGCGCGTGCGGCAAGCAAATCGCCGAGGATCAGGTCGAGCAGGCCGACGTTCAGCGGCTGTCCGCTGCCCTCACGCTCACGACGCTTGCGCCCCGTGGCGACGGCCGCACGCAGGTCGTCGGCGGTAACGCCGCGCCCGGGCCAGGTCGCCAACCGCGCGTCATCGGCGGCGAAGCCGACGCCCGACGAGCGAAGGATTTCGACGAAAGCGGCGGCGGCGATCGGCGGTTCTTCCCCGTCTCCCTGTGCTGTGCCGCCGCCGCTTGCTGTGTTTACATCTCCCTCTCCCTCTCGCTTGCGATCGGGGGGCGAATCGGGGGGCGATTGCGTTGGTGATCGGGGGGCGATCGGATCGGGATCGCGCCGCGAATCGGATACGATTTCCCGCACCTGCTTTTTTCGCAGCCATTCGGATTGCGGGGCGATGGCTTTCAGGAGGTTCGCAGCCTCGACGATCTGGGCGCGTACGGCTACGGTGTCGACCTCGATACCCCAGCGCTTCGCATTGCCGGTGGTGCCTGACAAGCTGCTGGTCAGCTTCGAGACCCACGCTTCGAGCACCTTCTCGGCGACGACAGGGTGATACAGGCGGCCGTCGGCGCACTTCACCCAGCCGCGCAGCGCGTGTTCCTTCACGCGCTTCCAGTTCTTCGACTGAGACAGATGGCCGAGCATGCGGTCGTCGGCCGGCAGGCTCGCGGCCGGGATCTGATGCCAGCTTTCGAGCCACAACGTGATCGCGGCCGCGCGCTCGTCGCCGGTGCCGAGGATCCATGTTTCGGACGTCAACAGGCGCTTCACCTCGAGCGGCATGAACGGGAAATCGCGGAGGTTGCAGTCCGCTGGGGTGAGAGGATTCGGGAGGTCGTTCATTCGCAAAGTCCATACGCCGAGGCGCATGCGGTCGCCGGCTCGGCGTCCGCGAGAAGGTCGTACTGCCGGCCGCCGAAGGTCGTTTTCGACCACTCGACAACAGCCTCGATCGTGCTGCTCTGGCCGGCATGGGATTGCGTGCCAAGGTGGAAGAACGAGACCGGGCTGCGCGGGCGGCATACCTCGGATACCAGCCGCTCCCAAGCGGCGACCCGCTCGATATGCTCTGGAAAGCGCCGCGCGATCTCACGGATCTCGACCTTCTGAGCGTTGATGCACGGCATGCAGCCGACGCGTGACATCCCCTCGCGATACAGCGGATTCGGCGCGATGGCCGCCGCCGCGTGCGCATCGAACACGTCCGCAACGTTCCAACGCAGGATCGGCCGGAACACGGCGTAATTGCCACCGCGCCATTCGTAATGCGGGAGCCACCGGCGCGCCTCGCTTTCGTCCGCGCGCACGCCCTGCCACGATTCTACGAAGTGACCCGCATCGATCAGGCCGATCGCATACTCGGTCAACGGGTTTCGCTTCAGGTATTCGGTGCAGAACTGGCGCTTGCGCGATGGGAAACCGCCTCGAACCATGCACAGGTCAAGGAACGGGTTTCCGGTCGGGTGCAGCAGGTCGAGCGCGCGAGCGGCCGCCTCGGGCGTCCACGCGTACATGAACTCGCGCTTCCCGTACACGGCCGATTCCGGCTCGCCGGCGGCAATCCGGGCAAGGTTCGCGCGCTTCGTCGCGAACTCGTCGGTAAAATCGGCGCGCACCACGTCGACCGTGATGCCGAGCGCGCGCGGCAGGTATTCAAGCGCGTATTCGTACGTCGACTCGTGCTCGTTGCCGGTGTCGGCGAACACGGCACGAACGTTCTCGCGACCGTGCAGCTCGAGCGCGACGAGCAGCGTCGCGGTGCTGTCCTTCCCGCCCGAAAGCGAGACGACGTGAATGGTCTGGCGATCGGTCACGAAGCCTCCCAAAGCAACTTCTGCCCGCGCAGATGCGCGGCCGTGTCGATGCGCGGCCGCGCCGGCGTGTTCCAGTTGCCGCCGCCGCGCGCGCCGACGAGATGCCATCCGGCGCCCCGCAAACTGGCGCCGCTCTCGGCCGGCAACGTGTATGTGATGAGGCGCGCGTATCCGAGCGCACGGGCCGCGCGCCACGACGCGCCGTACAGCGCCGAACACGCGTTGCGCGTGCCGTCGGTACAGCAGCGCGTCACCTCGAGCGTCCAGCCGTCGTCGTTGCCGCGCGCGACCGGGCGGCCGACGATCGCGACGCCGCAGATGCCCGTGCAGTCGTCTCGTCCCATCGGCATGTCGTCGGCAACCGCGATGCTGAACTTGTGGCCGACAACGGGTGCGTGGTGCCGATGATGCTCGGCGACGAATGCGTTCGCCTCTTCGAGCGAAATCGGAACGATTACGAGGCTCATGAAGCCTCCAGCATCAGACCCGGCTGCCGCAGGCGATCCCGCTGCAGCTGCTCGTAGTCGGGGTGCAGCTCGCAGCCGAGGAAGCGGCGGCCGAGCCGCTGCGCGACCTGGCCGACGGTACCGCTGCCGAAGAACGGATCGAACACGACGTCGCCCGGCCGGCTGCCGGCGAGCACGCAAGGTTCGACAAGCGCCTCGGGGAACGTCGCGAAGTGCGCGCCGCTGTACGACTGCGTCGGGATGTGCCAGACCGAACGGCGGTTGCGCATCGTCGGCATGATCGCCATCGCTTCGTCGAAGCTAGCGTTGTTCTTCGTGCCGGCGCCTTCGTCAGCGAGCTTTCGCTTCACGCGGTCGCTCGAACGCTCGTCGGCGTCGGTGCCGTGCCCCCAGCCGACACCGCGGCCGACGGCCTTCATGTTGCCGTTCGTCTTCGCTCCGCCGTTCGCGTGCTCACTGCCGATCTGAGCCTGCACGTTCTGCGAAAGGCGCGCGTGCGTGTTCGGGCTGACCGGTTCGAGAATCGCGGCCTGGTCGAAGTAGTAGCGTTCGCTCTTGCTGAGCAAGAACAGATATTCGTGCGCCTTCGTGCAGCGGTCGCGCACGCTCTCCGGCATCGGGTTCGGCTTGTGCCAGATGATGTCCTGCCGGAGATACCAGCCTGCATCCTGAAGCGCGAAAGCTAGGCGCCACGGCTGGCCCATCAGGTCTTTTGGCTTCAGCCCGGTGCGCATGCGCGATCCAGTACCGCTGTCCTTGCGCTGCGCTGCGGCGATCTGTTGCGCGCTGATCACCGAGCGGTCCGACATCTGCCCGGTGCGCCCCTGCGCACCCCACGAGCCCGCGTATGCGTCGCCCATGTTCAGCCAAAGCGTGCCGTCGTCGGCCAGCAGTTCGCGCGCGAGATCGAACACGCCGACGAGCGTGTCGATGAACTCACGCAGCGTCGGCTCCTGGCCGATCTCACGTTGCTTGTCCGGGTGGCCGTCCGGCAGGTACGAGCGCAGCCCCCAATACGGGGGCGACGTCACGATCGTCTGCAGGCGCACGCCGTCCGCGATCATGGCGCGCATCAGGTCGCGGCAGTCGCCGCGGTGGGAGCGATCGAGCCAGTTCATGACGCCGTCCTCCCGGTTCGGTCGGTCGACGCGCATGCGCTATGATGGTTTCGCCGAAACCGTGCGCGGCCCACCACAACACGAGAGACCAGATGCCAATCATGACTGTCACGGCCGCGATCGCCGGCCTGAAGAACGCTATCGACCTCACAAAAGCCGCCGTCGCGGCACGCGACGAGCACAAGCTGGCGGAAATGCAACAATCGATCAACGATCGCGTGATCGATGTCCAAAACGCGGCCCTGGCGTTGCAGGAAAAGCAATCGGCAGCGCGCGACGAGATCGACGAACTGAAGGAACAGCTCCGCGCAGCGAACGCGAAATCGGCTGAGTTCGAGCGCGTGCTCGGCGAGCGCGCCGCGTACAAGTTGCATGCGGTCTCCGATCGAGGTTTCGTATACCGCTTTGTCGGAGACGACGAGCCCGAACACTTCATCTGCCAGCCGTGCTACGACGGTCCTGACCGCAGAAAGACCGTCCTCAGGTACAACCCTGCCCGTGGGCACTACGCGTCCCATTACGTCTGTCCAACGTGCAAGAACATCGTGCGCGCATAGTTTCGACGCAACGCTCACCATTCAGCCTCCCGTACACACTCGGCCGGCGTCATCCCGCCGAACCGCTCCCAGCTATAGAGGCTGAGCGGGCAGTCGTTCGCCGCGGCCCAGCCGCAGCCCCACTGGCGTGCGAACCGCGCGAGCGCGCCGCGGGTGAACGGGTTTTCGTGGAATGGAGTGCCAGCGCGTGCCGCGCGCCAGCCCGCGCGGAGCGCCGCGCGCTCGAACAGTTGGGTCAGCACGAGCCGCCCTCCTTCGTGTTGTCGATCGGCGCCGCCTCCGGACGCACGCGCTCGAGCATCCAGAGCTGGTCGGCCCGGAACGCGAGGTAGTCCTGCGGGGGATCGCGGAAGATGAAAAGGTGCTTGTTCTCGACGATGCCGAGATAGGTCATGGGGCGCCCGAGCTTGCGGGCGAAGGGCTTGCCGACGTCGCGCTGGCGGAGAGTCAGCGTCATGCGGCCGCCTGCCGCTGGCCGAATGCCTGCTGAACGAACTCGCCGATCGCCTGCTGGCTGAGCCGGCGGTATTCCTCGATCGCCTTGCGCTCCTGGATCGCGAGCCACTGCCGCGGGTAGTCGCAGCCGGTGAACATGCAGAACCGGTGCAGTTTCGTCGCCGGAAACGGCCGGCGCCCGGCGACCAGGTCGCCGAAGTGCGGATAGTGAATGTCGCAGTTGCGCGCGAGTGTCTTGCGATCGAAACGCCGCAGCCCGAGCTCGAGCGCGTGCGCGAGGCAGTCCTCGAAGCTCATCGATTCGATCTCCGCATCCGGCAGCGTCGCGGCCTGCACCCACGGCGCGAACATCCTGAATTCGGTCTGGTTCATACGAAAAATCAATCGTTACCCAGTTGATTACCCACTTGCTTACCCAGTTGACGCCGGGGCGAAATAACGGCCAGGACGCGCCTGGCCGATTCAAAAAACAGGACCAGTGCGAACCAGTTACGCCGGCGGAGCCTCGAGCAATTCCGGCCAAACGCGCTTGATTACCTCGACCGAAAACATCTCCGCGCGCGTGACTTGCCCCCCTGTCTCGCGCTCAATCGGCCAACCGAACGGAATCGGAATGGGACGCTCGCCGCTTGCCCAGCGACTAACGTCGGATGCGTGCGCGTCGATTGCTCGGCAGAGAGCCGTAAGCCGGCCGCGCTCGGCGGAAAGGTAGGTTTTCAGGTCCATGCACGGAACTTTAGCGAAACGCGAAAGGAATGTCTATAGCGTTTCGCGCATATACGCCTTTAGCGTTTTGCTATTGAATGCCACACATGAAGGACATCGATGAAATCCGCCGGGAGAACCTCCGGCTCATTGAAGCGGAGCACGGCGGCCCGGCTGCAGCAGCAGCGGCATGCGGCATGTCCCATTCCCAGTTCACCAATCTGCGAGACGGCGCCAGGGATTCGAAAACCGGCCGGCCGCGCGGAATGCGTGCCGCCACGGCACGCAAGATCGAAGAAAACATTGGCAAGCCAGCCGGCTGGCTCGATACCGATCATTCCTTGGCAGCTGCGGCGCCCCCGTCAGCAGACGCCCCAGCTGGGTGGGAAAAACTGAATCCTGCTCAGCGGACGCAGGTGGAATCCTTTATCGGCTGGATCCTTTCGCAGTCGCCCGCGCACACGGACGACTCGCAGTCAACAAAGAAGCGGTTCGGCAAAGGCGGCTGATGCCGCTACACGCGTCGAGACGCGTGGCTGAAGACAGGAATCCGGGAACAGCCAATCTCGGGTCAAGATCAATCCCTCCCCGTCATCGGCTAGGCCGAGCACCGGTGCGCCGACGAGTTCGCATTCCCAGCGCCCATCGTCGTGCAGCTGCACGACCGACACGATCCGATTGAACAACGCCTCGTTCGGCGAGCGTACGACTCGCGCAAGATCACCTGCCTTGCACCGCAGCTCGGCCCCCTTCGCTTTTCGGTTCATCCCAGCCCTCGCTCCTTTTCGCCACCACTACTGTACGTATGTACAGTAGTTTAGCCCCAGTTACCAAAGACTTTCAACTGCCGTCAGCAGACGCTTAACAAACCAGCCTCGGCACGGCTGTTACAAATTTCCCCCTCATTTTCGCGTTTCGCTATAGACATGACTTTCGCGTTTCGCTAAAGTCTCTCTCAACGCGACACCGACGCCGCGCCACCGCCCAGAGGCGGATCGCTCTCTAACAATCGAAGGAATGCCGGGACCGCACATGCGGAGCAACCGGCCGGCGCGATCAGCGTCGTGAGTCAGGGCGGACGCTGCGGAAGACCGCAGCGGCATGCAATACCCGAGTGAACCTGACACAAGACAGCCAGCAACACGTGACCGATGGCGTCGTAATCGGCACAAACCTCGCGCGGCCCGGAGCCGGCACGGCCGGGAGTAGCCGGGCGCGCGAGTGATGCAGTTCTGACCGGTGGCGGTTCTTCTTCTGAGGCGTCACCAGTGAGATCTGCGCATGCTGCATTGCAGTTCAAGACAGACATTTGATTAGTAATCCTACTTTCATTGGAGGGCGCGATGCACACTCCTCGACCTCATCGCAACAACGTCCGCATCCTGCCCGCGCTGGTCGACCGACACGCCGACCAACTGCAGGCCGCGGCAGACGACGAAGCGCTGGCGCGCGACGAGCGCAACGAAGCGATCGCCGATGGCGCCACGTTCGACGTCCTGCCGTTCTCGACCGAGCAGATCGCCGTGCTCGACGCGGCGCTGCGCCGCGGGCGGATCGAGGACGTGTACGAGGTCTGGAACGTCTGCAAGGACGTGCTCGCCGCAGAGATCAAGCGGCGCATCGCCGAAGCCGATCTCGGCGCGGCTGCGCCGCGATTCGAAAACGTCGGTTGCTCACAATGCGGCCGCGGCTTCGGCCCGGGCAATGCCGGGTTCTCCCACTGCGCCGACCACATCGGTCGCCACGCGCTCGACGACTGATCACCCGCGCCCGCTACGGCTGGCGCTCAAACCATACCGAGAGACCACATGAACGAGATCAAGTACACGCTCGGTCAAGCATGGCTGCAGCGCGCGAAGGAGCTAGCGCAGGAGCGGGCCGATTCGAGCTTCGCCTACGGCGAGCTGCCGTCGGATGCGGACGAAACCGCGTCGGCCGACGCTTATGCGCGCTCGCTCGCGGCCGATCAGTCGCTCGACGCGCACCTTCAACCGATGGCGCACCTGATCGACGCACTGCACCTGGTCGCGTCGAAAACCGTCCTCACGTCCGGCATCCGCGCCGTTGTTGACGACGCGCTGGCGAAAGCCGGCTTCCGTGCGCCGATGCCGGTGTCGGCTCCCGTTCGCCACATCACCATCGCTGGAGTCGACCGATGAGCACCCTCAAATCCCCCGCCCAATGCGGCGACCTCGCCGAAAAGCTGATCGCCGACTACGTGCGTAGCTGCGGCGCATACGGGAAGCCGGATGCGCTCGCGAATGTGATGGAAATGCTGATCAGCAAGGCAGCGCTCGGCATCGCCATGGTCGGCAGCGAGGCGATCGCGCAGCAGATCCTCACCCGGACAAAGCACAACGTCTCGACGTTTGCCGAGCGGAACCTACGGAGGAACCGGTGATGCGTTCACCGCTCAACAGCCTGCAGCCTGTATTTCGTGAATACAGGCAATCGCCTGTATCGCGCCTGCGCTACTTGATCGAAGGCTCGGCATGGGCATTCGCGTACGGCGTCGCGATCGGCGCGCTCTGGTTCGGCGCTGATCTGGCCGGCCCCTACCTGCGGAGCCTCGGATGACGCCCTTCGACCTCCTCGGCGCGCTGCTCGACCGGGTATTCGAGTGGAATCCCATAGCCGGTTACCTTGTCGCGCTCGCAATCGCCACGGTGTGCACATTCGTGCTTGCTCGGCTCAACGCGGACGGCACGGCCATCACCGCCCTCGTCACGAGGCCCGCATGAGCCGCTTCACTGATCACGCTGACCTCTTCGAGCGCCGGCACCCGCGTGCTGCGCGCGCGCTCGTTCTCGCGACCTTCATCGCGGTTGCAGTTATCGCGATCGCGATCGACTACTTCAGCAAGCGCTTGGGAATCCTCTAAGCGCCACCGTCGCACCCGTCGACGCCACATTGTCCGTCACATGCCGCGCCGTTCGGTGCGCGTCTCTCGTCGTTCTATCCGGAGTTCCAAGACATGAAAACCATCGACACCCGACCTGTCGAGTCGTCGCAGATCCATAGCATCGGCTACGACGCCGAATCCGAAACGCTCGCGGTCCGATTCAAGGATCGTAAGACCGGCGCGCGGACGTCGCTGTACCACTACAAGGGCTTCACGCAGGCGAACTTCGATGCGCTCAAGGGCGCCGACTCCCTCGGCTCGCATTTCTACAAGCACATCAAGCCGTTCCCCGAGCGTTTCCCATACGTATGCGTCGAGAAGATGCCGACGCCGGCCGCGGACGTCAACGCCGAAACCGCAGTTGCGGCATGACGCCCTCGGTCTACACCGTGCGCGCGTCGAGCTGGGGCGCATTGTTCGAATGCGCCTACAGGTGGGAGGCAATCCACCTCCTGAAGATGCGCAACGTCGTTGGGCTACGTGCCGCGCTCGGTACCGCGATTCACGCCGGCACGGCCGCCTATGACCAGAGCGTGCTCGATGGCTCTGGCCTGACCGTCGACGACGCTGCCGGCGCGTTCGTCGACAAGCTGCACGATCCGTCGAACGAGTACAACCCGGAGAGCGACGATCTCAACCTGAAGGAGGCCGAGCGGATCGGCATCTCGCTCACGACGAAGTACTGCCTCGAGATCACGCCTCGCTACAACTTCGTCGCGGTCGAGATGGAGACGAAGCCGCTCGACATCGACTGCGGTGGCGGGATCGTGATCCGCCTCACCGGCACGATGGACCGCGCACGCGTCCGCCGCACGGCGCTCGGCCCGGGCATCGCCGACCTGAAGAGCGGATCAAAAGCTGTCGCCCAGGGTGTCGCCGTCACGAAGGGCCACGGGCCGCAGATCGGCACCTACGAGATGCTCTACGAGCACACGACCGGCGAGCTGATCGCCGACACGGCCGAGATCATCGGGCTCAAGACGAAGGGCACGCCGGAGGTGGCCACCGCGCCGGTGAAGAACGCCAAGCGCGTGATGCTCGGCACCGAGGAAACGCCGGGGCTGATCCAGTTCGCTGCCGACATGTTCCGCTCTGGGCGCTTCTACCCAAACCCGAAATCGCTGTTGTGCGACAAGAAGTACTGCCCGCGCTACGGCACCTGTCAATTCCACGAATAGCGAGAGCACATCAAGATGAGCACCCCCGTTCAACTTAAAGACGTCAAGGCAGCCGGCGGCGTCCCTTCCCTGACTCCCGACCAGGCCGTCGACATGTTCACCGAGCGCGGTTTCTCGCTCGCGAACCGGATCGCGAAGGCGTATGCCAGCAGCGACGCCGTGCCGGCGCAGTTCCGTTCGCACAACCTGAAGAAAGGCGGCAACGAAGAGCACTGGGTGGAAAACCCGTCTGCGATCGGCAACTGCCTTGTCGCGATCGAAGTCGCGCGAGCCGTTCGCATGTCGATTACGGCCGTGATGCAGAACGCCGACATGATCGAGGGCAAGCTGCGCTGGTCCGGCAAGTTCGTGATCGCGGCGATCAATGCGTCAGGGCGATTCACACCGCTGCGCTTTCAGATGGTCAATCGCGGACGGATCAAGGCCGTGTACAAGGAAAAGACCGGCTGGGATCGCGAAGCCCGGCGTCCGATCTTCGCTGAACGTGAAGTCGAGGTCGACGACATCGAGTGCATCGCTTGGGCACTCCCGAAAGGCACGCCCGAACCGAGGCTCGCACCCGACGAAGTGCGCAAGTACGCCGGCCGAATGCTCGACCTCTATCGCGATATCGGGATGCCGGTGATCGAATCGGCCCCCGTCAGCATGCAGATGGTCGTCGAGGAGGGCTGGTTCGGGAAATCTGGTTCGAAGTGGCAGACCGGCCTGCGCACGCTGATGTTCCAGTACCGCGCCGGCAGCTTCTTCGGCAACATCCATGCCCCCGACATCGTCATGGGCATGGGCCGCACTTCCGAGGAAGAGGCGGACGTCGTCGACGTCTCTCCGGACGGTTCCTATACGGTCTACAGCACGACCCTCGACGAGCTGCGCGGCGGCCGCGCCGAGCCCGCCGAGGAAGTCCCGCGCGGCGCATCGCAGGCACAAAAGGGGCCCACGACGGAATCGCACACGCAAGGCGCGTCGCCGGCGGCCGCGCAAGCCGACCCGGTCAACGACCAGGACGGCCCGCAGGAGGATGACGGCCACGGCCAAGGCGGTTTCGACTTCGACGTCGCCGGCCTCGTACGCGGTATCCGCGAGGACATCGAGTCCGCCAAGACGCCCGAAGACCTCGATCTTGCCCGCAGCGCGATCAGTGGCGTGCCGGACGAAACCGCCAAGGCCGAACTGAACGCCCTCGCCTCGGCGCGCATGCGCGCCATCACGGCGGCAGCTGAACAGGCGGCCGCCGGCAAGGCAACCGCCCAAACGACCGCGCCGGCTGGGCGTCGGCCGCGCGGCCCAATCAACGCTGACTAACGCGCGCCTACCGCCGCCAAGGAATTCGACATGACCGACAAGAACGTCCTCCAGATGACCGCCGACAGCATCGGCAAAGACCTGCTTTCCGCGCTGGTGACCGAGATGAAGCTGATGCCCGACATCTGGGTCAAGTTGTCCGAGAAAAAGCAGAACGACGTCATCGATCGGCTCCGTGCACGCGTCGAGCACAACGTGAAGATGGCGACGCACCTGATCGCGAGCGATGGCCGCATCGTCGTCCAGGGTGACCTCGATCAGATCACGATCAAGGACGGCGTCAAGGCCGTCGTGAAATTCGGCGGCTCGCAGCCGAACCTGCACGAGCTCTACGAAGCCAGCGGGAAAACCGTTCTGGTCGTCGTCGCAAACCCGAGCGAGCACACCGGCGGCATGGACGAGATCCGCGGCGAATCGGATCAGCGTGGTTTCAACCTCGGCCGCGAGTACACGGACGGTGATGGTGACGGCATGGACGGCGACAAACCCGACGGCGACGTCGTCGACGCCGAGTTCCGCGAGGTGCCGAAGCTCGGCGATGGTCCGACGCAAGCGCAGATCGACGAACAGCATCAGGCCGGCCGGCAAGCGGCCGCCGACGGCAAACCGGAGAGCGAATGCCCCGTGATGGCCGGCGAGCTGTGCATCGCCTGGGTGAAGGGCTGGAAGGAGTGGCACGAGGAACAAGCCGGCTCCGGCAACGAGGATCCGCTGTACGCCCAAGTCGAAGCGTTCGTGATCGAGCAGCAGAAGGTCACGATCTCGAGCGTGCAGCGCCAGTTCAAGATCGGCTACAACCGCGCCGCGCGGTTAGTCGAGCTGCTCGAAGCGAAGGGCATCGTCAGCGCGATGGAGTCGGACGGCGGCCGCACGGTCCTGCGCCCGCGCGGACCGCAGAGGGAGGAATCGTGAAAATCACCGACATCTACGTGGCGAACGTTCTCGGGATCCGCACGGCGGACCTCCGGCTCGCGAAACCCGTCACCCTCTTCACCGGGCCGAACGGCGCCGGCAAGAGCAGCCTGCAGGAAGCCGTGCGCATGGCGCTCACCGGCGACACCGTGCGCGTCGCGCTGAAGAAGGAATACGGCTCGCTCGTCACCGAGGGGGCCGACGGCGGCCAGATCGTTGTCGCATGCGGCGAGCAGGCGAACAGCGTCATGCTGCCGTCCGGCAAGCTGAAGCGCGAGCTCGCCGAGGATCCGCGCCTTCCGCTGGTTCTCGACGCGCAGCGGTTCGCTCACCTCGGCGCGGCCGAGCGCCGGGCGTTCCTGTACGACCTGATGGGCGTGAAGATCGGCGTCGACGAAATGCGCGCCCGGCTGCTCGGCAAGCTCGGGTTCCGCGCCGATGCGGTGCCGGCACCGGCCGCCGCGCGGCTCGCGGCCATCACGCCGATGTTGCGTGCCGGCTTCGAAGCAGCGCAGAAGGAGGCCGCCGACCGCGCGCGCGGCGCGAAGCAATCGTGGCGCAACGCCACCGGCGAAACGTACGGCAGCCAGAAGGCCGCCACCTGGCGGCCAGCACCGGTCGAGTTCGACGAGGCAGCATTGCGGAAGCTCACGGGCGACCGCGCGGCGCTCGACGACCGGATCGGCGAACTGCAGCAGCAGATCGGCGCGGCCGACGCGGCGGACACCGCGGCACGTGCGCGCGCGTCGAAAATCGCCGATCTGCGCACGCGCGCCGCCGGTTACGCGAAGGCGGTCGAGCTCGCGCAGCTCGCCGACGAACAGGTTGCCGAATTCCTGCCCAAGGTCGAAGCGCTTCGTGTGCTCGCCGGCGCGGCGCCGGCTGGCACCGAATGCACGTGCCCTGAATGCGGTGCGCTCCTGCGCTACCTCAACGGCGTGCTGTCGGCGGCGGCCGCGGTCGGCGCGCGCGACGCTGACGCGGCCGCGAAGCTGCCCGAGTATGAGCAGGGCCTGAAGACGCTGCAAAACGCAGTCGCGAACCGCAAGCGCGACGTCGAAGCGGCTGAATCGGCCGCGACGCAGTTGCGCGCACTCGAAGACGACGCAGAGGAAAGTGGCGCGGCCGCCGCGCGCGAGAGTGGCGACGCCGCGCGCTCGGAACTGGCGGACCTTCAGCGCCGCCGAAAGCAGCTCGATACAGATATCGCGACCCTTCGCGAAATCGAGCGGCGCGCCGCCGGCGCCACCGATCTGGCGAAGCAGGCTGCGGCGCTGCACGAAGACGTCGCGGCGTACGAGGCGATCGCCGACGCGCTGGCGCCGAACGGAATCCCGGCCGACCTGCTCAGCGAAGCGCTCACGCCGATGAACGAGCGCCTGACGGGCCTCGCCGAGATGTCCGAATGGGCCGGCGTGACGATCACGCCGGAGATGGAGATCTTCGCCGACGGGCGCGCATACGCCCTGCTGTCCGAATCGGAGCGCTGGCGCGTCGACGCGCACATCGCCGCGGCGATCAGCCACTTCTCGGGCCTGAAGGTGCTCGTGCTCGATCGCGCCGACGTTCTGGTCGGGCCGGAGCGAGACCGGCTGCTCTACTGGCTCGACGATCTCGCGTACACCGACCAGATCGACACGGCGCTCGTGTTCATGAGCCTGAAAACGCCGCCCGGCGGCCTGCCCGAAGCCATCGAAGCATTCTGGGTCGAGGGCGGTCAGGTCGCGCCGGCCGCGCAGCATGCAATTCGGGAGGCAGCGTGAGAGAGGACATCGAGAAATATCTCGCCGCGACGTCGGAAGCCACAGCGAAGGCCGTGGCGACCGGCACCGGGCTCCCGCATCTCGACGTGACGAAGGAGTTGAACCGGATGCTTGGCGAGGCGCTCGTCGAGCGCGAGAAGCGGGCCGGCGGCGGCAACGAGTATGTGTACTGGCTCGCGCGGGCACCGCGGCCGGCAACGCCGACCGGTGACGCGCCGCCCGCCGCTGCAGCGCCAGCACTGGTATCGGTCGGTCCGGTTGACGACTCGGTGGAGCCGAATTTCGGAGTCGTCGACGTCGCGCGGATCATCGCGGACCTGCGCGCCGAAGTTGAACGCCTTACCGCCGAGCGCGACGCCGCGCAGCAACGAGCCGACACCTGGCGCGCGAATACCGCGGCACTCGAAGCCCGCATCGATGAGCTGACGCTCGGGCCGGTCGGCGCACGTGCGCCGCTGTTCGTGACGGTCGGCAGGTATTGCAAGCCGAAACGTCACACGTCGCTCGAGAAAGCCCAGCGGCGTGGCAACGCGCTCGTGCGCAGCGAGAAGGAATCCGAGGTGCTTGTGCTCGAACCGGTCGGCCGGATCGTGCGCGGTATCGAATGGATGCCCCGCTGATCCTATGGCTCAAGAGCCTTGGCGTGCTTGTCGTAGCGCTCCTAGGCCACGCGACCACCCAGGAATGGGATGAATCCGCGGACTGCATAAGCATCTACTGCCCAGCGGCGGATTCAAAGATGCATTCGGCGCTTATCAGTGAAATGTCCAGGGCAAACTTCTTCGACGCGATCCCACATATGAGTGCTGATATGTGCGCAGCGGTCGTGGAATTTAGCGAAGTCTCGCCTATGTTTCAAAACAAACTCATCACCTTTTAGATGACCATCTTCTTCGAAGATACGGGAACAAAATGTCGCTGTTCTGCGCAGTTCCAACAGCATTTCCATCTCCCCAAGTGTTACCACATTGATGACGGGTAACGACGCAACAAGCTCGGCGATCGAACGAAATTCGCCGGCCGCGTCGGGATAGATGGTCCGCTCGCACAAATTCGACTTCTCGAAGTTCGTCAATATGCACATTTGCTCGAGCTCTGCCGCGATGTGGTGCAACGCCAGCAAATCCGCCGCCTGGGTAACTGATTCTTCACGAGCTTTGCGCTTCTGATCCGCGCGGATCGTATATCGCGCAACTCCGAAGGCCGCAATTACCGCGAAGATTCCGCCAACCGCCTGCACCCATGCGGCCCAGCTGGCAGCGTCCAAACGCTTCCAGTCGACTACGTTGTATCCGGCTATGCCGACCATCGCACACATCACAACCACCGCGTACTTAAACAGACCGCGTTCCATCGCACCCCCGTTTGTTTTGGTGCGAATCGTAGCATGTGGACTGCATGCATATCGGCGGCGCCCGGTTACTCATTGTCGCCTGTCTTGCAGGGGCTATCGCCGCACTGCAAGCCAAGAATCCGAGCGAATCGAGCGCACGCCGCTCCCTCATGTCAGTGAGTTACACCTGTCAGGCAAAGCGATTCATCACAAACCAGGCGGCTGCACCACCCGCGATCTCTGACCAGAATTTGACCTTCAACGCGTTGTAAACGATGTCTCTGTCATACCGAAGCATTTGCATCTCAAGTTGCTTCTCGAAACCGCCCCAATGCCACTGTGCAAAGTGATAGAGCTCGGGAGACAAGACAAGCACAAACGCGACCGCGAGAGCCACCGGGACCTTCCACTCGTCATACGTCAGGTTGGCGGTGATCAGCCATACCGGGATAAACGCGAGTCCATACACGAAAAATCCCGTCATCGCTACGTCTGTGTACATCGACAAGAGCTCGAAGAAATTCACATCACCTCCGCCAAATCCGGCATATCGGCTGCATTTCGATATTCTTTAGACAAATAGAGTACCCAATCTATTCCCTCCTCAGCCGCGCAAATTCCGTTGCCTCGGATGCGCGGCTTTTTTGCGGGCGGCCAGTACGGCGCCCGTTTTTTTAATTGCTCCGACACCTATGAACGTTCAGCGCGTGTACAACAGCTTCGGATTCTGCTGCGGCCTCGGCGGCGGCGCCAAGGGTTTCACCAAAGCCACCTCTCGCGTCGGCAACATGACCGCGACGTGGCGCTGCATCGGCGGCATCGACAACGATCCGGCGGCCGCGCGCGATTTCGAGATGCTGGTCGGCACGCCGTGCACGGTCATGGACCTGTTCACGCGCGAGCAGTACACCGCGTTCCACGGCGTCGAGCCGCCAGCCGGATGGCGTGAGGCCACACCCGAAGACGTGCGCCGCGCCGCCGGCTACCAGCATCCGCACTGCGTGTTCATCTCGTCGCCGTGCAAGGGCGCGTCCGGCCTGCTGTCGGAAACGCTTAGCCGCACGCCGAAGTACCAGGCGCTCAACGAGCTGACGCTGCGCTGCGTGTGGCTGATGTGCGAGGCGTGGAAGGACGACCCGGTCGAACTCATCGTGTTCGAAAACGTCCCCCGGCTCGCAACGCGCGGCCGCCACTTGCTGGGTCAGATCGGGCAGATTCTGCAGCACTTCGGCTATGCGAAGAACGAGACGAGTCACGACTGCGGCCGCATCGCGAAGCGCGGCATGGCACAGAGCCGGAAACGCTTCCTGCTCGTCGCGCGGCATACCGAAAAAGTACCAGCATTCCTGTACGAGCCGCCCCAGAATCGCCTTCACGGCGTCGGCACGCTACTCGGCCGCATGCCGCTGCCAGGCGACGTCGAGGCCGCCGGCCCAATGCATCGCGTGCCGTCGCTGCAGTGGAAAACATGGGTGCGCCTCGCCTTCGTCGAAGCGGGCAGCGACTGGCGCAGCCTGAACAAGCTCGCGGTCGAGAACGGCCAGCTGCGCGACTACCTGATCGTGCCGGACATGCACAACGGCGTGCTGGGCGTAAACCGCTGGGAGGAACCGTGCGGCGTGGTGGCCGGCGCGAGCCGGCCGGGCAACGGCACCTTTTCGGTCGCGGACCCGCGCGGGCCGGCCGACGCCGCACAATACCAGCAGTACGGCGTACTCGACTGGAACGACCACGCCGGCACGATTACCGGCCAGAAGTCGCCCGGGCAAGGCACCTTCAGCGTCGCAGACCCGCGCCATCAGGGCCCGGCAAAGCACAACAACGAATTCCGGATCGTTCCTTGGCGCGACCCGGCCGGCGCCGTTACCAGCGCGCACGGAACCGGCCAATGCGTGCAGGACCCGCGGCCGCCGGCCGGTCCGCTCTTCAGCAAGTACAAGGTGACCGAATGGGCCGGCCACGCAGGTACGGTCATCGGTGGCGATGACCAGGGCGCGTACGCGGTCGCCGATCCGCGCGCGAGCACTGGTTTCGAAGGCGCCGGCAAGTACCGCGTGACCGGCTTCGACGAGCCGGCCGGCACGGTCATCGCGCGCAGCGACAGCGGCCAAGGCGCGTTCGCCGTGGCCGACCCGCGCCCGGGCATGCGCCGCGGGCGCGGCGACGCGTACCTGACCGGCGGCCACTACGGCGTTGTCGGCTGGGACCAGCACAGCGGCGCGGTGTCTGCCGCCGCCGGCCACGACAACGGCCGCTGGTCCGTCGCGGATCCGCGCATGCCCGCGGCGAACGAGAAGACCGTCGCCGTGATCCGCGCGCTCGACGGCACCTGGCACCGGCCGTTCACCACGCTGGAGCTGGCCGTCCTGCAATCGCTCGTTGAGCCGGAGGAGTATCTCGAGCTCGACGGACTGTCCGACCAGGCGTGGCGCGAGCGCATCGGCAACGCGGTGCCGCCGGACGCCGCGCAGGCGATCGCCGAGGTGATGGGCACCACGCTGCTGCTCGCCGAAACCGGCGAGACGTTCCAGCTTTCGTCGACACCGGTCTGGGTGCGCCCGATCGCGATCGCGCTGACAGTCGCGCCGCAGACCTTCTAAAGCGGAGGCAACTGATGCCTTGCACCCCGTTTCGCCTCCCCGGCGGCATGTCCGGAATCATCTGCACGCGCGGTCGTAAACGCGGGCGTCGCTGCTCGGTCGACGGCTGCGGCGCGCCGAGCGACTTCCTCTGCGATTTCCAGACGAAGCCGGGTAAGACGTGCGATCGGCACCTGTGTGCGATGCATGCGCATCAGGTCGATGCCGACGTCCACTTCTGCCCTACGCATCTCGCCGAGTCGAGCGGCAAAAAGCAGGGCGACCTATTCGCATGACCATCGAGGCTCACACCATGACCACCAACACCTACGGCGGCTATATCGTCGACCAGCTGCGCGAGTTCATCCGCCACCACTACGACGCGGAGCATGGCGGCGACAACATCGACGAACTCACGAACGACAGTTCAGCGAGCGTCAAGATCGTGCGCGACCTGCTCGACGCCATCGAGCCGCAGCAAGACGGCGATCTGCTGCGCCCGATCACCCGCTGGGTCTACAACGCGGTGCGAGTGAACCTCGACCTGCTGCACGGGATCTGCAGCGAGTTCGGTTGCCAGCAGGGCGAAGACGTCGCGACGTGGCTGCGCGCGCGGCTCGCTCGTGTGCCGACGCCATGCATGTGCAGCGGCGAGGGCCTATGCGAGCAGCGCACGGATGGCTCCTGTCGGCGGGACCGCGCCGTCGCCAGTACACAGGCACCTTTCCAACAGCGCGTGCAGCCGTGGAGCAGGCATGCATCGGCGCCGAGATCTCGGCCGACAAGCTCGAGCGCAATCACCGGTTCTTCGAGGAGGCCGGCGAACTCGTGCAGGCGTGCGGCATGACGCGCGAGGAAGCGCACGCGCTGGTCGATTACACCTGGTCGCGGCCAGTCGGCGAGCCGACGCAGGAAGTCGGCGGAGTCATGGTCACTCTGGCCGCGCTCTGCCTTGCGAACGGCCTCGACATGCACGTGGCCGGCGAGACTGAACTCACGCGTATCAACGCGCCCGAGACGATCGCGAAGATCCGCGCGAAACAGGCCGCGAAGCCGAAGCACTCGCCGCTGCCGGGTCCATCCGAACCGTGATCACCCTACGAATGGCGCGACACCGGTGCGATCGAATCTGGAGACGCTTGATGACCGTCGACAAGAGCCACGCTGGCGCGCTGACGGACGAGCAATCCGCAATCTTGATCGCGTGTGCGTACCGTCTCGATGAAGCAGAAAGCCTGTATATCGCCGAAGAACTGCGCTCTGTCATGCGTGCCCTGCTCGCCGCAGCCCCTGTCGAGCAGCTCGCAGCTGCGCCGGCCGACGAGCTGGCGGCGTTACCGCGCTAATGGTCGATTTCCGGCTTTTCAAGTAGCTCGAACAGTTGCTCGATCGTGACATTCGGCATGCATTCGCTAAGTGCGCCGAACACGATCTTGTCGTACAGAACTTGCCCATCAGGGGAGTCCACCGCAACCCCGTTTGCGGCCGCCAGGGCCTCGACGAGCTTGGTTGCAGTTTCAAGGACTTCGTGGGCTTCCGCCTTGGTAATTGTCGTCTTCATCCCCGAGTTATCGACATACACGCATCAAACTTGAGCCCGCTCGGGCGCCCGATCATTTTCGCTCGACCATCTGCAAATACCCGGAGGAATCGTCGCATGTCGACGTCGACACACAACCTGTGGACGACCGCCGAGGCGCGCCTGCTCGCCCGCCTCTATCCGTCCCCCATCGCAACCGAGGCGCTCTACGCAGCGTTTCCGCGACGGTCGCAGAAGTCGGTCCAGACCTTTGCCACCAGGGTGCTCAAGGTCAAGCGGGCGCAGCGCGATTACAGGTCGCGCGCGACGCCGGCGTGGGATCGGATGCGCGCAATCCTCGAGCGGGAGCAACTGTCGGTTCGCGAGCTGGTTAAACGCTGCGGCGTCTCGCAGCAGCGCGTCAGTGAGCTGCTGACGCTTCACCGCACCGAAGTGCAGATCGTCGACTGGATCCCGCCCGAGGGTCGCGCTCAGTGGCGGCCGGTCTGGGCGGTCGGCACTGGGCCCGATGTGCCCTGCCCGGCTGCAATCAAATCCGATGCAGCACGCGCGGCCCGCAGCGCCATGAAGCGCAATCCGTTCCTCACCGCGGCGGGTCTGGTGACGATCCCCGTCGGCGAGCGCGGCCGTGTCTTCCAACAGCCTATGGACGTCAACGACGAGGAGCTTGCGGCATGAGCACGCGAACCATCATCGAGATCAACCACGACTTCCTGCTTCGGCTGCTGGTCGATCCCGTCGCCCTCGCCGACACACTGCGCGCGGTCTGCTGCGACCACCAGGCCGAGCTCAACGACGACAACGACCGCGGCCGGCCGCTCGACCTCGGTGGCGGCATTCGTATCGTTTATCGCCGGCACCACAGCGAGGAAGCGCGCCTCACCACCAAATACGTGGACATCCAGATATGACCGCACTTTTCTACCTTCAGGACAGCCGTTCGTTCGTCGGCAATGACGTGATGTGGTGGGCTCAGGACGGAAACGGCTACACGACCGACCTGCGCAAAGCAAACGTCTACACGCAGGAAGAGGCACAGGCGCGCCACGACGCGCGCGCGACCGACATCCCGTGGCCGAAGGATTACATCGACTCGAAGTGGCGGCCGGCCGTCGACGCTCAGCACATCAAGCGCGAGGAGGCGCTCGCTGGAACCGGAATCACACTCACCAAGCCTCGGAAGCTGTACGCCGACCGCGTGAGCTGCGTCGGCTGCGGCCGCTTCCTGCGAGACGCTGACCGTTATTCCCTCGACTGCCCTAACTGCGGCGCGGACAACAGACCATGAGCGAGAACACAAAAATCGAGTGGTGCGACCACACGTTCAACCCGTGGGAGGGCTGTGCGAGGGTCAGCCCGGGCTGCGACCACTGCTACGCCGAGTCGCGCAACTCGCGCTTCGCCGGCGGCACGGCCGTGAACTGGGGGCCCGGCGCGCCGCGCCGCCGCACGTCGGCCGCGAACTGGCGCAAGCCGCTGCAGTGGAACCGCGATGGCACGTTCTACGCAATCCACGGCCGGCGCCAGCGTGTGTTCTGCGCGTCGCTCGCGGACGTGTTCGACAACGCTGTCGATCCCGCGTGGCGCGCGGACCTGTTCCGGCTGATCGCCGACACGCCGAACCTCGATTGGCTACTGCTCACGAAGCGGATCGGCAACGTCATGTCGATGGTCAGCGAAGCCGCTCAGTACCAATTCGACCTCGACTGCATCGAAAGGCCGCGCCTGCACGACAACGTCTCGATCGGCGCGACGATCGTGAACCGCGAAGAGATGCTGCGCGATGCCGAAAAGCTCCTCGCCGTGCCGGCGCGCATGCGGTTCTGGAGTGTCGAGCCAATGCTGGCTGACCTCGGCGAAATCCCTACCGAGTTGATGCCTGACTGGGTCATCTGTGGAGGTGAAAGCGGCCCCAACGCGCGGCCGATGCATCCCGATTGGGCCAGAAATCTCCGCGACCAGTGCGCGGCTGCCGGTGTCCCGTTCCTGTTCAAGCAATGGGGCGAATGGGCGCCAGGCGAAAACTGCGGCGGCCGGCCGACGCGCACCGAGCGTGTTGCGGACTGGTTTAGCGACGAACGGTCGTTCAGCACGATGACGCCGAGCGAGCATGACGGTCTGAGCTACGACGACGAGCCGACCGTGTATCGCATCGGCAAGCGCGCCGCCGGCCGCCACCTCGACGGCCGCACGCACGACGAATTCCCGGAACACAGATGATCGCCCTACTTCGACTCCGAAAATTTATCCCTTTCTTGGCTAAGAATCTTCATCACGTCGGCGAGCCGAGCTTCCCATTTCGCCCACGGCGCGGCGAGATAAAGACAGCCAGCCTGATCGTTAGGACGGGGCTTGTCAGCCTCAAAGCAGGCCGCAGCAAGCTCACTGCGCGCCCGAATGATTTGCTCAGCAGCCTCAGCCGTAGGGAGAACATTGATCGGAAGTCCATTGAGCGCTTCCAACGACTGATATAGCTCGCTGCAATACTTCCGGCGATCAGACTCGTCCGCGACGCGTTCTGGATTACTAAGCAAGCTAGAGACTTTAGAAACGACGATCCATGCCCTTTTGGTGAACGCATAAGCGATCATCAACACCCTTCGCGCATCGGCCTGTTCGGCAGCGCGCCGCCTAATCCCTTCCAGATGATGTTGAAGAAACACGACGCCAAATGCGCCGAGAATCGCCGTGGCCGAGACGACGGCTTGCGCGAACGACAACCAATCCCCGTGGTGCCAAGACATGCGTGAACTCCCGATCTTGTTTTCTGGCCCGATGGTACGGGCCATCCTCGAAGGCCGCAAGACGCAGACGCGACGAGTCGTGAAAGTGCGCAGCGAATTGCCCCCGGCCTGGGCCACGTTCGCGTCAGAAGGTCATTCGCTGATGCAAGACGGCAAGCCACGCCCGGTCGGATCATTTTTCTGGTCTGAAGACCAGCAGCCGGGCCAACTTCTGAAGTCGCTACGACGCTGGCCTGTGTTGCCAGGTAAGCACCCCATGGCCGGTGACTGGTACTGGACGCCCAGCCCATACGGCAAAGTCGGCGAACGGCTGTGGGTGCGCGAGACGTGCCGCGCGGCCGAACTCGACGGTGGCCTCGACGGCGTGCGGTATTCCGCCGATGGCGCGTTCCGCGCGATCGACGACTCGAGCGAGGCCGCCGGGCGCTGGCTTGATCTGTACGCGTACCGCGGCCAGACCGGCGCGACGGTTCCGGCGATCCACATGCCGCGCTGGGCGTCCCGCATAACGCTCGAGATCACCGGCGTGCGCGCCGAGCGCCTGCAGAGCATCAGCGAGGCCGATGCGCGCGACGAAGGTGTGACGATCGCCGACCACCACATGCGCGGCTACAGCTCCGGAGTCTTCCGGCCGCCGAGCATCCGCGCCTTCCATGACCTGTGGGACAGCCTGAACGCCGCGCGCGGGCACGGCTGGGACGCGAACCCCTGGGTCTGGGTCGTGGAATTTCGAAGGATCGAACCATGAGCATCTACCTCACCACGCCGGAGCTGGCCGAGCTGGTCGGCTGTAAGCCGCGTAGCCACGCCTGCATGAAACGTTGGCTCGAACGCAACCACTGGCCGTTCGCCGTCAACATCGCCGGCGTGCCGCTCGTCGCGCGCGAGTATTACGACGCCCGCATGAACGGCACCGCACCGCCAACACCCGCGCGCCGGCACCGCGCCGCCGCATCGGAAGAACCGAACTTCGCCGCACTTTAATCATGATCGGACGACGGAAACGGCCGGACGGGTTGCCCTTCCGGCTGTACGCCCACTACGGGAAACACAAAGTCAGCTTCGGCTACAAGCTGCCGAACGGCCGCTGGGCGTTTCGCCTGTCGGCGCCGGCGCACAACAAGGAAGCGCTCGCCGAGATCCGCAAGCAGGCGATCGAGCGCGCGGAGGCGCTCAACGGGAATGCGATCGAACCGGGCACGGTCGAGGCGCTCGTCGCCCGGTACTTCGAATGGCAGGACGGACTGCCGCACTCCGACGAGCGCCGTAAGGCCCAGTCCACCCTGGACGAGAACCGCGTCGAGTCGAAGCGCCTGGTCAAGGTCTTCGGGAAGATGGCGCCGGCCGCGATCAAACCGAAGCACGTCTACGGCTACCTCGACAAACGTGCGCAGCTCGGCGCGCCGGCGAAGGCGAACAAGGAAATCGCCCTCCTGTCCGCGATCCTCGAATACGGCCGGCGCCGCGGCGAGCTCGAAACGAACCCGTGCCGCGGTATCGAGTACAACCCCACGCGGCCGCGCCAGCGGTATGTGCGTCAGGACGAGGTCGATCTCGCGGTGGAAGTCGCGCGGTCGCGCCGAAGCATCGGCGACCAGCACCCGAGTTCCGCGTACCTGATCCTCGCGCTATGCGTGAAGGCCGCCTACCTGACCGTCAGCCGGCCGACGGAGATGCGCGAGCTGCACCGTCAGAGTATCCGGCCCGAAGGCGTCGAGGTGCCGATCGGAAAGCGCAAGGCCGGCGAGCAGCAGCGCGTGAAGCTCGTGCTGTGGTCACCCGAGCTGAAGGCCGTGATCGACGAAGCGCTCGCTCTGCAGCGTACGTCGAGCGTGCACGTCTTCGGCAACACGGCCGGCCAGGTGTACACGCGCAGCGGATGGAACACGAACTGGTCGCGGCTGATGGGCTACTGCGAGAAGGAAGCGCAGGCGCGCGGCGTGCCGTTCGAACGGTTTGCGCTGCGCGACATGCGACCAGCCGCCGTGACCGATCGGCAGGAGGAAGGCGACGACCGGATCATTGACGCGACGGGCCATGCAGATGAGCGCATGGTGCGAAAGACGTACGATCGGCGTCGGCAGCGACGAGTGCGCGCCACAAGATAGATCAATTGTAGCCCGGCAGCATCCAGCCCTTCCGTGGCAACTTCGGTTCTGAACAGTCTGAATATAAAGGGGTAGAAAGAAGTGTTCAGGTCTCGTCAGACTCCAAACACATCCATGCGCAGCTTGGCGTAGATGGCCATGCTGGGCTTGATCAACTTCGACAGCGTGTTCCTGGCGAACGCCGGGGCATCGTTGCCCACCTGAGTGAGCGACAGCATCTGCTTGGCTGCGGTATAGATCATGCCCGCAGCCTTCTTGACGTCGTCCTCAGGATGGCCTTGGCTCACAACGGTCGCGACTGCGTTAGCCTTAGCGTCGATCAAGTCCGTCGCCTTGTCGGGCTGCCCGACCGAGTTGCAGAGAGCGGTCAATACCTCGTCGTCGTAAAGGTAAGCCTCGAGATGCCGGAGGCTCAGAACGTGTATGCCCTTGCTTTTGAACTCGACGACGTCATCTGGGGTGTGGTCGTCTAGATCGATCAGGCGGATGATTCTTATGCCCGAGGCCAGCTTCGGTAGAACGGTCGCGAGTCCGATGAAATCGTTCTGCACTTCCTTCGAGTTACCGGCAGAAATGAAGGTGGTCTCGGGCATTTCATCGCCGAAGATCATTTCGTAAATCCTAGCGTCGTGCTCGGTGTTCTTTCCAGGCATCGTGCCCTTCGGGTTGCCCTCGCAGATGACGACCTGTTTGGGCGCCACAAGCGCCGTGAGATCGTCGAGGGCGACGTGCATCACTCCCTCCCAGAAGGCTCGGGTGGGCTTGCTCGGCGAGAGCGTAATCGCTTGGTCAAAGTCGTGACCGCTGAAATCTATGAAGGCCACCGACGTCGGGTCGGCATCGTACATCTCGCGCGCCTTCCGCATCATCCCGATCGAGTGCGACGCGATCCAGAGTTGGGAGTTGCCGGGAAGCAGCCCGACGAGTTCACCGAGCAGCGCCCCCTGCAAGCGCGTGTTCATGTGGATCTCCGGCTCGTCGATACAGTAGATTGCATCCGCATAACTGCGGCGTTTGACCACGAAATCGAGGATCAGGTCGAAAGAGGCCTTCTCACCACCGGAAAGGTTCTTGTAGTCGAAGCCCTGCGAGGTACCCTTATCGAACTGAAAGGTGCCATCGGCGAGAGGATTTCCGATGCCGACGAAGGTTAGATCGGGGAACAACCGCTTGAGCGGCAACCGGACCTCTCCGATCAACTTCTCGCGGTAGTCGCCCATGGTCGTCCCGGACGCCTCGTTGACGAATACATCCTCCATCGCTTGAGAGGCAAGGCGCTGGTAGTTGATGGCGACCGTGGCGTCAGGATCGATCAGCCGATTCAAATTCATGCTGTCGAGGATGGCTCCCTGTCGGGAGAGGCTACTGGTAATGAACTCAGTGTCGCTCCTATATGCGCTGCGGACGTAGAGGTTTCCTCGAGCAAATCGCTCGCCTGCATCGGTAGTGATAGAGGTTCTAGAGCCAAGGTCGACGACCTGTTCCTGCGGCCGATCGTAGTACTTGGTATCGCTGTTCCACCCATATCCAGTGTCCATCCGGTATCTCAGCAGGAGAGCGTCGAAGAATGACGACTTGCCTGACCCATTTGGCCCAGCTAGAACGACCAACTTGGCACTCGCTGGGATATCTCGGATGGTTAAATCGGAAAATTTGCGGAACCGGATGATATGGCTATAGAGTAGACGCACAGTGGCCCTTTTCGGAATCAGTTCGAAAATTAGAGTAAGTGCGCGGTCGTTTGACTAGGCAGCCGAGAGCACATCTCCACAACCGCCGTACCGAAACACTCCACGTAGTCGCTCTCGGTCAAAGCCCGGCGCTGCGTACATGTTTGTCCCGTGAGGCTCAATGCCTAGGCGCTTGTGCGCATCATTCAGGCGGACTTTCAGGCTGTCAATATCACACGTAAATCGCTTGCGCTCGCCGGCGAATACCGCGATTCGATTATCCCGAGCCTTGAGCTGCGATTCGACAACTTGCGAGCGAAACCAATAGCCAGCAAATGCGCCAACTGCGAGCGCCAATAGCATCGCGACTGGGTTAGACACGAAGAAGCGCGGGTATTCCGCAATCCAGCTCAGGACTTCTGCCATAAACACCCCGTTGACACCAATGATGAGACGCAAAAAGGCCCGCTCAGTGGCGGGCCTTTCTTTGATCATCTTCCAAGTTTTGGAATCTCATCTTCCAAAACTTGTAACACAGCAGCTCGATTCTGCTGCAAGTGCTTGAATTTGTTGGGGTGGCTGATGGGACTCGAACCCACGACAACAGGAATCACAATCCTGGACTCTACCAACTGAGCTACAGCCACCACTGATACTGCTTTGTTTCTTCGCTGTTTCGTTTCGTGTTCAGCAGCGAAGAACAAGATTATACGAAGACTTTTCCGTCTTGCAAAGCATTTTTTTCAAAATTTTCGAGAGCGTCGTTCAGATGCGTGCGCGCCTCGTCGAACACGGCCAGATCGCCGCGCGCGAGCTTCTTGTTGTCCGACAGCACGCGACGCCAGCCGCGTGCCCCCGCGACGCCGCGATACAGCCCGAGTGCGTGCCGGACGATCGCGCCGAGATACGTGCCGCGCTTCAGTTCCGCCGCACAGTATTCGATCAGTTTCGCCTCGGCCTCCTCGCGCGTCGGCATCGCCGCTGTCGACCCATAGAAGCGCGCATCGACGCCCGCGAGCACGTACGGGTTGTGATATGCCTCGCGGCCGAGCATCACGCCGTCCACATGTTCGAGATGCTGCGCGACTTCGTCGAGCGTCTTGATCCCGCCATTGATCACGATCTCCAGCGACGGGAAATCGCGCTTCAACTGATACGCATAGTCGTACTTGAGCGGCGGGATCTCGCGGTTCTCCTTCGGAGACAGCCCCTTCAGGATCGCGTTGCGCGCGTGCACGACGAACGTCTCGCAGCCGGCCTCAGCCACCGTGCCGACGAAGTCCCGCACGAACGCATAGTCCTCGACCGCGTCGACCCCGATCCGATGCTTGACCGTGACCGGCACCGACACCACATCGCGCATCGCCTTCACGCAATCGGCAACGAGTTGCGGCTCGTTCATCAGGCACGCGCCGAACGCACCGCGCTGCACGCGCTCGGACGGACAGCCGCAATTCAGGTTGATCTCGTCATAGCCCCACTGCTCGCCGAGTTTCGCGGCACGCGCGAGATCGTCCCGTTCGCTGCCGCCCAGCTGCAGCGCGACCGGCGATTCGTTCGGCGTGAACGCGAGATGCCGCTGGGCGTCGCCGAACAGCAGCGCGCCCGTCGTGATCATTTCCGTATACAGCCACGTGTCGCGCGTCAGCGTGCGATGGAACGACCGGCAATGACGGTCGGTCCAGTCGAGCAT